GAAGTACGACTTAGGGTTCTTCGATCACGAGACCGGTCGAGTCGAATGCGCCGAAAATCCGTTCGGTGCTAAAGTGTTACCTATGTCTCCGGTATAAACCGTTACCCATGTGCCCGGAAGGCACAGTTAAAGTTGGTGGTGAAGGAGGGAATCGAACCCTCGACCCCGGCGTTATGAATTCAGTGGGCAAGCCGAAGACTATGCGAATTCAACGACTTATCGAAACCAGCGTGCCGGCGATATCCGCTTTTGCCCGCATTTATTCGCCAGTTCCAGCTGAAGTGCGCACGGAAAGTGACACGGTTATGGAATCGTCTGGAACAGCCACGCCGCATCGACGCGCGTGAGCCCCGGCCGCCCAGGATAAGGATCCCAAAACACATCCCCGCTGCGCCCCACGACGCAATGCTCCTCGCAGACGCCGCCGAACGGTCCCACCATTTGACCGAACAGAATGTACTCGCGCACCGCGAGAGGGTAAGCATGGAGATGATGCGCTGGCATCACGAGGGTGATCGTCATGTGCAGGCGCCGGCGAAGGAATTCGCGCAACTCGAGGAGGTAGCTCAGGGGATTGGGGTGAAGGAGCTGATCGGGAACGTCAGCCGGTGGCATGTCGAGGATGCAGGCGACGCAGGTCTGCAGGCAGTTGCCTGGGTCGAGGTTCGATTGAGTCAGGAATTGCACGCCCGCGCGCTCATCCGAACGGCTTGAGCGCGACCGTCTGCCCGGCGAGCGCGTGTTTGCAATCCGCGAGGAATTGGATCTGCCCGTCGCGCACAAATGAGTGACAAATATCCTCGACGTATTCACCCTCGTAGCCGAGCGGCGCCGGATTCTCGTTTGTGTGACCCTTCGGGTGACGGTATCTGACGAGCACGCTTGGGTTGAACGTCGGCTTGTCGTAGTCGCCGTTGAACTGCCAGTCATTGACGCCGGAGGATATCGGGATGACGTGCACATGGTTGCAGCCCTGGCACCAGAAGCCGACCTGGCCGCCCTCGATGATCCGAAGCACGCCGCGCGCGCTCACGGCTCGTCCTGCCCTGCGGTATTGACGCAGCGGCCGCCGCGGATGTACCCATGCCAGCCACAGTGCTTCTCGCAATTGATCGAAGGTGAGAAGGTCGGCGCCTCACGGTTTCCGTCCCAGTCCCACTGCGGGCGGCCGCCGTTCTGCCCCTGCCCGTCCCGCTTGATGCCGTGGCCCGAATTGGCGATCAACAGGTTGCCGCAGTTCATTTGCTCGAGCGCCGGATGGCGGCCGCGGTTATGGCCGACGCAACGAAACGTGAATCGCTGGGGCGCCTCTCCGGCTTTAAGCTCATCGCCGGTGATGGAAAGGAATTCGACGCGCGCTTCGCTCACGGCGCGTGCACTTCGTTTGGCGTGGGAGAAGTTGCGAGCCATGCCTGCCATGCCGCTTCACTGATGAAGTCGCAACTCTCAAGATTCGAGGTACCGGTGTTGACATACGGATGGCGGTTGCCGTCGAACTCCCAGGCGCGCTTGCCGAACCACTGCACGGCCTTGTAGTAGGCGGTGGCCTCGAAATGCGATAGCCCCTCGGACATCAGAGCCTCGCGCAGCAGCGCGTCGCACCAGTCCTTGCCCTTTGATCGCATCCCGGCGTACAGCCAGTCATGGAGCGCCCCAGGGCGCCTGGAAGCCCCTGTGCGATCCAAGAACGGTATCCAGTCCACGACGTGGGGAATGCTCGCGAGATCCGTGATAAAGCCTTCCGGCACGGTAATGACGCCGCAGCTGCCGCTGAACATGAGCGGTTGGTTGAGCACCCAGAGATCCGGGGTGTCGAGCTCGACCAGCACCAGCGGCGAATGAAACATTGGCGCTACTCTGGGCCGTCCGGATTGGCGAGCGGCGCCGGAACGTCGGTCGAGGGCGCGGCCTGCCGCAACGCCGCGCTGATCGCCGCCACGTGCTCCGGCTTTAGGTCCGCGGTATCCGGATGCCCTGATGCCGTGATGTCGGCGATGATCTTCTCCACTGCTGCGATGACGGCCGGAGAGGCGTTGATCAGCGCAATGATGAGCGCAGCACTCACGATTCAGGCTCCGTAGAAGGTACAGACCGTTACAACCTGCTGGGCAAGCGCGCCTAAATCCACGAGCGTGGTCTGCGCCAGCGGGCCGCCCACGCTCGTGCCGATGACGTTGTTGAGAGCGCCTTGAATGCCGCCCGCGAGGCTAACCGCGGACGCGGCTATCACAGGGTTCGGCGACAGGGCCGCGATCCTTGCAGTTAAGGTCGCCTCGAGTGTCGCTACAGTGGTGGTCGGATTTGCGGTGTCAGCTACGATCTGCTGTGCAATGGCCTTGAAGGCAACCGCTTTGGCTTTAGTGGTGGACGGGTCTTTGGTCAGCTCGTAGGTGGTGGCGATCGCCACGGCGCTGTCGACGACCTTACCCGCGTCTGCGACCACGGCAGCACCGGTCGGCGACGCGAGGAAAGCCGTGGCGTTTTTGCAGCCGCTCATGAACAGGACTGTTGGGAGCAGCATCGCAAGCAACAGGAGCGGCGCGGCGGCCGGCGGGATGACTGGCGGCGTGGGTGCCGTGGCCTTGTCGGCGAGCGAGCCATTCGTGACGGTGCGCAGTGCAGCCATGAAGAGCGCGGCGATCGTGCCGACGAGCGCCCAGGTCTTGGGGTCCAAATGCAGCGCGGCGCCGATCTGCGGCCAGATGGGCTGCAACCCTGAGGAGATCAAAATCAAGAAAGCCACCCACATGGTCTTGCTCTTAAACGCTCCAGTCACGCTCGGGTTCATAGGGAATCTCCTGTGTTTGAATTGCTGTCATCCGGCGGCTCTTTGGTCCGCTGCATGGGTTGTGGTTTGCTTTTGGCTTCGCGCTCGATCTCAAGCTCCATGGCGATCTCCTTGGCCATCAGGAACTGCAGACGACCGTTCGCCTTCTCGAGCATTCGCTCCATCGTTTCGTGATCGAGCTGGTTGTCCTCGCGGATCGCGGCAATGTGCTCGCGCACGCCGTTGATGTCGGCGCGCAGCTGCTCGAGCGACGGCCGGGGGAGCGGCGACGAGCGCAGGATCCTGACAATCCAGGCAACGAGCCCGATCAGCACCAGCATGGCGGCGAGGATCAGCTCCGGCGTGAGCGAGTCATCTATCACGTCTTCATCCCCCTCCACACAAGCCAGCCGAGTGCCGACAATGCGGCGGCGCCTACGCCGCAGAGCGCTGCCCGCGTGGCCCAGGTCACCCAGCTCACGGTCTTTGCGTCGAGTCGAACCTTGACCGCGTTCCAGACGCCAGTAGATGTCCACTCGCGCATGCCCTGCACCGTCACCTTGAGCGCCCGAAGCTCGCGCTCGAGCGTCTTGATGCGCTGCAGGTGCTGTTCCTGCTCCTCGCGCACCATGTCGATGTGCAGATATGGGTCGACCTCGCGATCGACCGCAGCGCGCAGGCGACTCGTGATGTCGTACTTGCTCAAGCAAATACCCCACCCGCACCGCCGTATGCGCCGATCAAATCCGCCATGGTCTTCTGCGGCTGGCCAGCCGCGTTGCCGGGGAGGCTCGCCCAGACGTAGCGGCAGGCCTCGATGGCCTTGACGATCTCGCCAGCATTCACGAGATCGAGCGCGCCCACGGACTTGATCTCCTCAAGGCAGGCATCGTCCTGCGCCTGGGCGTCAAAGCTCGTGAGGCCGAGCTTCGCCTTTAGGCGCAGCCAGGTGGGCTTGATGAACTGGTATGCCCCCGCCGCCGTGCTCACGCAGCCCGGCAGCATCCCGGCGGCAATGCAAAGGTGATCCGGCAGCCGCTCGCCGCGCCACTCGCCGGATACGGCCGGGTGTTCGGACAGATCCTTGATGAGGTATCCGCCAAAGCACACGCGCCACGGATCAGCTGCGAGCGCCGTTCCTTCGCTGTGACGAATGACTGCGAGAAACGCGGCTTGGTTTTGCGTGGTCACGTGAACACGTGCCCCAGCACGATGCCGAGCACCAGGGCCACGAAAGCGACGGCGTAGAGAACGTGCGATTGATACACGTTCGCAGGCTTCAGTTCGGTATTGCTCATTCGTGCCTTCCCCGTTAATTAAATTAAAGGGTGATACCTTCAGAAACTGGATAGCGGTATACGGTCGCGGCGCAGTTAAAGCGGAGGCGCAGTTCGCACTTGCATCGAATTTCAAAAACGCGCGCCGGCGATCGGCGGCTCTAGCTGAAGGTGACCACACAAACCGCAGGCCTACCCGGGCGCGCACTCGAGGTGACACTGCCGCGCGCGCCCGGATTGCCCGCGCCGTAAATCCCCGGCACGACGGCGCCGCCATAGCCGAGTGTGAGCGAGCCATCGTTTGAACCCGCCATGCCGGGGTTTCCGTCGATGTTCGCGACATTCCCACCCACCGGGCTTGGACCGGGTGCGCCGCCGACGCCCACCCCCGTGCCAGTGCCAGAAGCACCGCCGTAGGCGCCCATGGTCGTGAATCCGGTGAAGGAGCCCGCAGTGACCGTGGATTCAAAAGTGGAGGCGCCTGAATACAGGCTTATATTCAGCGTGTTGCCGACTTGCGATGAACAAGGGTAGACGCTGCGGCAATAACCCCCGGATGCGCCGCCCGCACCGATGACGTTGCCTAAGCTGCTCGAGGCCGCGCCGCTGCCGGGGTCGGCCCACAACTCCACCGTCATGGTGTCGTAGCCCGGCGGGACCGTCGCCGTCGCGGTACTGGGAGATCCAGTCCCTGTGTACGTCGTGGAGGCCGGTGTCGCGGCGCCCGATCCTGGAGGCCCTGCGGGGCCGGTCGCGCCGGTTGCTCCGGCGATCGACAGCGCCAACGTGATTACCGTCTCGTAGTTCGTGCCGCCATAGGTCGCCTGAATGGTGAGCGTTGCGGTGCTCGCCGACATCGCGGTAATTTCGTAGAAGCCGATGGGCTCCCCGCCCACCGGCGTGTTGGCCGCCGAGTTAACCGTGCCCGTGCAATTGACGGCGGAAAATATCGAGAGCGTACAGAGCGAGGTGATATCGGTCGTGTTCTGGTAGACCTTCAGCACGCCATTCGCATTGGCGTAGCTCGTGACAACGCCGCTCGAGTTCGCCGGCAACACGATGGCCGGCGCCGAGGCGACGGTGTAGATCTGAGCCCCTCCAGAGCCGTATGGCCCGAACTGAAGGTTGGTTACTAGGACCTGCGGCGTGTAGAACGAGGAATTCAGATAGAAGGTGAGGTCAGCCGCGGCCGCCACTTTCCGCAGTAGCGCGCCGTTCTGGTAGTAATAAACGTTGGCGCCGTCATACGTGATGACGAGCGTGTCGCCTGGGTTGAAGGCGGCGCCGGTCGAAAATCCTGTTCCAGATTCCCAAACCCAAAGGGTACCGTCTCCCACATGCGTTTCCAGCGCATAGTCGAGCGCTGTGTGAGACACCAAGCCTGGTGCGGAGTGCAAGCCGAGCATGACGTAGCCGCTCGTCGAGGATGGTGAGAAGGAGGCAAATGCTCCGTTGGTGTAGCCTTGAAGCGACCAGCAGCCAGAATCGTATGCACTTGCAGTGCCGGTCTTGAACACGCTCGTACCGGAAATCGACACACCGTAGCCCTGCAGCGTGAGTGGTCCGCCCAGTAGCTGATTCACGCTCTGGGATTCGATCAGGTACGGATAGGCGGTCGCCTCTGCCAGCGTCTGCTCTGCGCGGCCTACCGAATTGTACGAGGTGAATTTCAGATTGATCGTGTCGCCGACCATGCCGGCATCGAACGGAAAGCTAAATATCGACTCATCGAGCCGTGCCCAGGAGGCGCCGGCGGAGTGCGTCACGCCCACGCCGGTCGAGGGGCCCGTACCGAAGAGGCCTCGCGTCACCGGTGACAGGGTGTACTCCCCGGTTCCGATCAGAGTGGCGCTCTCGAAACCGATGATCTCGCCGTCTAAGTAAATGAGCGCTCGGTTGTTAGCGTAGTCGCTCGCGCTCGCGCTTGAGAGCTGCAGGTTCGCCGCGATCCCGCCCGCGTTCAGCGTGACGGTGATCGATGAGTTCGTGGCGCCCACGTTCGAGGGGATCGTGCCGTAACGCGCCTCGCCGCTGATGCGCCCCACGTAGTTGTAAGTCGTCGTGTCGAGCGATGCGTACACATCGCAGCCGCCGTAGGTGCCGTTGGTCGAGCCCGCGTAGGTATCGCTCCCTTGGCCCACCGCAATCCAGAGCTCATATCCGCCGCCCGCGCCGATGAGACCCGGAGGTGCCGAGAAGATGACGGGCGCCGCTACCGAAAGCGGCAGCGTCGCAAAGTTTGCAGCGTACCCTTGCGCCAGTTGAAAGTTGTACTTGGGCGCACTCGCCGTGCCGACCAGGGTATCTTCCGCGGTGATCGTGAAGATGTCGTTCTGGTCATCCTCGATCTCGGTGATCCGCACCAAAAGATCGGTGATGCCGAGATTCGCATCCGTGATCGATATCAAATCCATCGGCTCGAGCAGCGAGTAATCCGCGCGCACCGTGAACTGGTAGGTATTGCGGATATAGAGCTGGCGCTGACCGATGAGCGCCGCGACCACGCCGGCGACGCGCGCATCGCAGATCTGGTGGAAAGTCTTATTCGGCATCACTCGGATGCCGTTCACCGCGATGTCGAGCGGGTCGGTCCACTCGGCGAGTGCGGTGTTGTAGGAGTTGCCGCGGTCCAGGAACTCGACGCGGACCACGTTGTAGGTCTCGGTGAGCGACTTGCGGGTGACGACGATCGGATCGTTGTTCGTGCCCTGATTGTTGGACATCAAGTCATCGTCTGTGAAGGCGAACAGCGGCTGCAGGTTCGGCGTGTAAGTCACGCCATTGCCCGTGATCGGCGAGTCGCCATATGGAACGATCTTCAAGTAGCCTGCCGACATCACCGCATTGGAGTTCCCCATCTCGAGGAGATCCGACACGAAGTCGGTGGCCTTGCGCTGCGTGTCCTCGTAGGGCGAGACGAAAAGTCCCAACGCCGTGACGTAGGTCTTATAGCTGTCGTAGTAGGTCGTGGCGCCAGAGCTCCAGCTATGCGTCTGGATCTGGCTCGTGTTCAGGTAATTGAAATTGGCGCCGTGATTGACGTTCGTGCAGTAATCGACCAGCACCGCGGACATCTCCGCGTCGTACCCGCCGGCGATGGCGTTCGCGGTTACGCCGTTCACGAGGCCGAGCGTCGAGTCCCAGCTGGCGACCTGCACGCCGCCGGTGGTGACAAAGGTCGCGGTGCGCGATTCGTTGTCCGAGAACGTCACATCCCAGACGCCATCCGGTATGACGCCGGTGGATGAGACCTGACCCTGATAGGAATTTGCGGCGAGGCCGCTCACGAAGCTGAAGGGAGTGCCAGGCCGCGCGAGGAAGCCCTGCACCTCGAAGGTGTAGTTCGGCAGCGCCGCGGAGTTGCCGAGCGCGAGATTCGCCTCGGCCACGTAGGCCGTGTGATCGTAAGGGACTGCTTGGCCTGGGAAGTTGGAGCTCAAATAGCTCCATGGCGCCTGACCGCCGGCGCCAGTGAAGAGCGTCAACCCTTCGGTCGAGAGCGTCGTTAAGTCCTTGTCCTTCCAGACTTGCAGGACCTGTACGATTGGACCTTCGCACAGGCCCATAACACAGCTCGCCTGGTAGGCATACCCGGACGGCGGCCCGCGGCCGCCCTTGCCGCCTCCGGAATTGTATTGCGCAGTCGCGTTGAATGCGCCGTACCAAAGCAGCGTCATCGGAATGCGCTGCACGCCGTAGACGAGCGGTACGGGGTCGCCGTAGCGCGATTGGTCGACGTTGATGGAGTTCAGTTGCGTCGGCGTCGCGGCCGCCGGCGTCTTGCCCATCAAAAAGCTCACGGGAACGGCGTCCAGTAGGAATGCAAATGCGTAACCAGGTCGATGTTGCGACGCTCGATAATCTCGACTTGGCCAGCTTTGCGGTTCGCGTGAATCAAGAGATTTTCATCGACGATGATTGCGCCGTGCGAAACGCACTTGCCGACCTTGTAGAGCGCGACGTCGCCTGGCAAAACCGGATCGCCATCGGGTATGCGTCGCGCGAACTTCTGCACGCCGGCCAGGTACAGTTCTTCGGACTTGTGCATGTACCACTCGCGGGAATAATTTCCCGGATTGAAGTCCAGCGGGACGACACCGACCTCGCGGTAAACCAAAATGAGAATTGTGAGGCAGTCCACACCTATGCCTTTCAACATACCCTGGTGGTGATAGGGCGTGAAAATAAAATCGCGAGCAGTAGCAACCACTCGGGCGCGAAGCTCCGCAACGTTTTGGCTCATCGATTGCCAGTTCCTGTGAACGGCGATCCGGCGCCGGGCTTGCCCTGCGTGCCGATCGAGCTCAAGGTCTGCGACCCGGTGCCGCCGTCGTATAGCGTTTCCGGCTGCGGCACGAATGGGCAGCCGCGGTAATGCGCGGCGTTCGACCCGAACGAGCCGCTGGGCAACTTGAACTTGTTCGATCCGCACGTGGGAAAGGTCTTGTCGCAACCCGGCACGATCGAGAACGTATCGCCAACGCTAGGCGCGCTCGGGAACGGTAGGATCGTCGTGATGCTCGCGCTGCTCGGTCCAGTCGACGTCGAAACGGTGAAGCTCGCACCATTCAGGACACCGGACGTGAAAGTGATGATGCCGAGATTGAAGTAGCCGTTGACGAACGCGGCCGCGGTGAGATTTGTCGCAGCCGAATTGCCGGCGATCGATCCGGTCAGCGCGCCCGTGTAGGTATTCTGCGATTTGTTGAGCGTGCAGCCCGCATCGAACAACTGGTGCACGCAACCGGCCTGGATCATGTTGCGCGGCATCTGCTGGTTGTCGAGGATCGCGGTGGCCTCGTCGAGCGTCACGTCCGCCGAGAAGCGCCCCGCTTGGACCTTGCTGGTGATGCCGGCCCACCAGGGCACGAGGCCTGGGGAGGTGTCCATCGGGGAATAGGGTGACGCCGGCGGCGTGTAGGTGTAGCCGTTCGCCGTGACTGGGTCGGAGCCGGAAGGCAGGAAGAATCCTTTCGACATGAGCCACACCGCGTTGTCAAAGACGCCGGCGCGAAGCTGCGAGAGGAAGGTACCGCCAGCAATGTTCGGCTGGCCGCCGGGATAATCGAACTGCGGCTCGATCGTCATCTCAAGAGAGCCAACCGTCACGCCGGCCTTCGTCGTGAGCTGGTCGCGCACGAATATAAGACCGCCGACGTAGGTATTGCCGCCCACTACGAGCGGGGCTAGATCGCCGGAAGTGAAGTAATACGGCGTGCCATTGGCGAGTGTAATCTGCCAGAACTCTATTTTGATGTACTGCCCACTTGCCAGAATCGCCAGCGTCGCCTGGCTTGCCACTTTCACAGCTTGACCTGACGCAATTTCAGCTTCTTGAGCTCCCAAAAATTTTGCATGAACTGCGAGAAATCCAGACTGTCGTCGTCGAAGCGCACGCGGTAGTAGAAAGCGCCGGACCACTGCAGCGGGATTCCGGCGATCGCGCCGAAATGAGCGCTGGTGATGGTGACGATGCCAGTCGGCCCCAGGCTGTAGTCGGGTTGCGTGATCGTCGCTGTGGTCGTCGGCAGGTACATCGTAGGGAACGCCCCGCCTGCTCCTGGACCGTAGGCTGGATACGCCGCGCAATTTTCGAACTGAGCGCCCCAGACGAACGCGCCAGCGATTCCTGATGTGCCTGCGTAGTCGTAACCCGAACCTGATTGCGCTGGCGACACAAAGACGCTGGCTGCCAGCGTTCCCGTTTTTGTGCAAGACAGCGAAACCCTAAAATAATTGCCACAAGGCGATATCGCAGCAACCGGCCCGGTAAGGTTACCAGCGGTGCCGACATACGTTTGGACTACTCTGCCGGCGCCTTCGCTGATATCGAAAAACGCCGAGAGACTTCCCCCGCCGCCGTCGCTGATCTGCATATAAAAATAACGCGCGTCGCCGCCACCGCTGACTCCATAGGCGAGCACGAATATCGAGAAGGTATATACGCCGGCACCGAGCGCACCGAAATTCTGGCCAAGATAATGCTGAACGTTCGCGCTTGTGTTAGCGATCAGCGCGGTAACCGTGTTTACGCCGTCAGGCGCCACAAATCCTGACGACGACAACGTGCAGTTTTCTTGGTAAGAATCGCTGAAGTTATTGCTCTGCTCAAAGAATTGCGTGCGATCGCTTTCCACCAAATATTCGATCAGCTGTGAATAGCGATTGATCGCAAAGATGGGCGTCCCGCTGAAATTCTGGATGAACTCGGGCGCGCCGGGGCCGCCGGAATTCCCGTACGTTGCCGTCACCGGAAAGCTGAGCGTCGTGCCATCAGTCACGCCAAACGGCATGCTCACTGCGGAATTGAACACCGGGTCGACATAGAGAAAGCTGTCCCACTTTCCCTTCGACGCGATGAAGAGTCCGACCAAGGCCTTGAGATCGCTCGGCGTCACGTAATCGCGCAGCAGTTCGTACTGCAGCTCCCACTCCATGAGCGAGTACTGCTGGTACGCAATGCGCGATTCCTTGCCGGTCAGCGCTTGCTGCAGGCCCGTGTTGAACGTCGGCCGGCGGATGCTGTTGTAGGTGAGACCGGGAAGGGAAGCCGGGAAGACGCTATTGCTCATCGATACCGGCCGCGCCGATAGAGGTTGCGCATCGCCTTCTCGAGCGCGCCGTTCTTCATCATGGCCCGCTGGAAGCTGTGCGGATCGATGGCGTTGATATGGGTATGGAACGAGCCGCCGCCGCCCGTGGCGCCCCCACCGTTCGCCAGGTTCTCGCGCAGGGGCTCAGCATACTTCGCCGGCAGCACCATTTCCTTCTGATGCAGTTGCGCTAGTGGGTTTACGCCCGCCGGGATATCCCACCCTTTCTCCGCAAATCCCAGCGCAGATGCGTAGACCGCGGCGCCTTCGAGTGGTGCTAACAAGAAACCGACGTATGGTATGGCGGCCGCCGATGCCATGGCGCCGGTCGCAGCCACGCCGGCATTCGCGAGTGCCTGCTGCCGGTTAAGCAGCAAATTTGTCGCGGTTTGCACGGCCCACTGCGCAATGATCTTCGCGACCACGTCGATGACAGAACTCAACATTTGTTGCATCATCTTCGTGAAGGCCTGGCCCACGGTTTGGCTGCCCTTGAGCACGCTGGAGAACGCGTTGGCGAAGCCCTGCTCCATGCTGCTGGTGAGCTGCTTCTGGACCGCGATCTGTTGCTGCGCCGCCTGCGTATCAATTTTCAGCAACTGCTGATTGTATTGCGACGAGGCCTGTAGCACCTGCTGCTGAATCTGCGCGAACTTGACCGGATCGTAATTCGGGTTCTGCTGCAAGATCGCCAAGTCCTGGGCGAGCTGCTCCTGGTGAATCGCATATCGCTGTGCGGCGTATTGTTTCTCAAGCGCGACCAGCTGCTGCAGATTGATCTGCATCAGGTCGAACTTCTTCTTGGCAGCCTCTTCCGCGTTGTCGACGTCCTGCAGCGCCTGCGTGCGCGCACCCTGCAGCTCGATCTGCGCGATCTCCTCGCGCTGTTTGACCTGAGCCTCCAGGGTCGCGGTGATCTCCTTCTGCGCCTGGGCGTACTCCTTGGAGCCCGCGCCGTGGATACGCGCGACCTCCGCGGCGTATTTCATATCGGCCGCCAGGCGTGCGGCGAGGTTCGCGCCGTGCGCAGATTCGTCGTTTTTCAGCTGTTCGAGCGAGCCCTCGAGCTGCGCTTTGCTGATGGCGAGCTCGTCTGCGGCGATCTTGGCCGCGATCGCCTTGCGCTCCTCGGACGTGGCCTTGACGGTCTGCAGGATCGAGCGCCAGTACTCGATCTCCTGTTGCTTTGAGAATTCGCGCAACTGCCCCTCTGCTGCGGCCTCTTCCGCATACGCAGCCTTTTTCTCATCGAGGCCTGTCTGCCAGTCCCCGACGCGCGACTTGCCCGCATCGTCCTCCTCGATTGTGTTTTTGCCGGTCTTCTCCTGGTCCGGCGTGTCCTGCTTGACCTGCTTTTCAGCAAACTGGTCGATGTTCTCAGAGGTCTCCTTCCAGGCGTTGGCGATGTTGGCCGCGTGCTGCTTCGCGTTGTCCTCGATTTCCTTGAAATTCTTATCCCACGCTTCCTTGGCGCCCGCCGGCCCTTTGAGCAAGAAGGCGTTCATGACCTCGAACACGAGCTGGATGGAGCCGGCGAGGCCTTCCCAGAGGCCCACAAGGGTTTCCGTGACGGTGACACCGACCGCCATCAGACGCTCGAAAACGGCGTAAAGGGCGACTATGGACCCCTTGATGACGTCGATCGCCTGCGGGCCAATGCTGGTGAACCACTCGCCTAAACTCGTGAGCGCTGGAATGAGCGCGTCGCCGATGGCCTTCTCGATGCCTTCAAAGACCGTATGGACGCCTTCCATGGCTTTGCGGTAGGCCGTGGACTGCGCGATGCCTTCCTGGCCGACGATCAGATGCAGGGACTGCGCCTTCTCTTTCGCCTCCTCCATGGCCGCCTCGGTAATGCGAATGGATGGCGCGATCGTCTCCCACGCCTTGCCGTAGATGCGCTGACCTTCGACGTTGCGCGCTGTGCCTTCCTTGAGCTCGGCGAGCTTCTCGTTGACATCCGTCATGATGTCGAAGGAGTTGCGCATGTTGCCGCTCGAGTCGCGGATCGCGACGCCTAAGCGGTCGAACTCTTCGGGATTTTTCTTGATCGCGGCCGCGATCTTGTTGGCGGCGCCGCTCACCGCCTCCATAGGGACGAAGTTCTCATCCATCGCGACTTTGAGGATCGAGGCCTGCGTCGCGGTGATGCCGAGCTCTCGGCCGAGCGACCTCGCGCCAGTCGCGGCACCGATGGAGGCCTGGATGGCTTCTTTGAACGCGGCGCCGCCGGCGAGCACCGCAGTGAAGGCCTCAGCGGCCAAATTGATCGTCTCGAAGGCACCGTTCAGGCTCTCGAGCGAGGCCTTCATCTGCTCGACGCCCTCGGCCAGCGCCTCCTGGGCGCGTTTGATGCCTGCTTCGAAGCCGCTGGGGTCAGCGGTGATTTTCATCTTCGTTTCAGACACGAATCAATCTCCTCACTTCATGTTGAACAGGCTGCCCATGAGCCGTTCAGCCGCTTCTTCGTTGGTTTCTCGGCGCGCTGGTTCATCATCCGCAGCCGGCGTGAACCCAAGATAATGTCCGACCATGAATTCGAGCGGCGGGTAGCCATTCGTGAGCCGTGTGAGCATTCGGTAGCGGGGGATGGTCCACTGTGCAGCGACTTTGTTCCAGTCACCGTCGCCGACAGTCAGACAGATGTGGGCGATTATTCCGTCGATGATGCCGGCGGGGTCGACGGTGGTGGCGTCCCCGCCTTCGCTTTTTTTTCTTCGATTTCCTTGCGCTTCAAGCCCGACACATCCATCAGCGAAACCGCCATGTCGGGAAAGTTGCCCGGATTCATCGATTGCTCGACCAGCCAGCGCGGCACGCCCGTGTAGTTTTGCGAGAGCGCCGCAAGCAGCAGTTCGATGAGATCGTGCATGGCCGCGATATCGGCACCGGCCGTACTCAACGCCTTGAAATGTTTTTCCAAACGCTTCAGGTTGTAGAGGTTCAGCGGCGGGACGATCAGCTCCATGTCGACCATTTCGCCGATCGGCTCGCCGTTCCTGTCTCGCTCGATGCCCCGAAATCTGAACTCGATGCCTAGATCAAGGGTCGAGAACGGAACGATGTTGACCGGCTTCGCCTTCTCGCTTCCGGTTTTTTGTGGTGCCCCCGCGCTCATGAATTATTGGCTCCAGGACAAGGTGCCGACGCCGGCGGATCCGGGCGCGAAGGCGCTGAAATCGAATTCCGGATAAGCGAAGTCATCGAGTTTTGTCGCAAGCCCGGCCTTCGTCGACATGCAGTTCGGGAAGGTGGCCGAGAACACATTCCCCTGGTAGGGAATGATCAGATCGAACTGGAAGGTCGGCGCGTAGCCCATCGGCAGATTCAGGATATTCAACTGCTGAGCGGTGAGCGACGTCGCTGTGTAGTTGAAGTCGAAGTAGTACGTGATGCCGACATCTGCCGCGGCAAACGTATAGACCCCTCCCGATACCGAGTACTGCCGGGTCGCAGGCGATGAGGCCACGCGCTGCAGCGGCAGGTTGTTGACGTCTCGGACGCCCAGGCTGTAGCCGAACGTCGGTGAAGTGCCTTTCAAGCTCGCCGCATACGCGGTCGCCGGCGTCACCGTGAAGGGCGTCCCCGGGACCACCGTACCGACAGCGTCGTAATACGCAGTGTAGACCGCACTGGTGAGCTGTGCCGGCTGCCCAAAGAAGAGCGAGTTCCAGAGGTGCCCGTGCACCTGGGCGTTCTTAGCCTTGATGCCGAGCTTCTGTTTGCCGCGGCCGATCGCGATTGCGTAGGAGTTGCCGCCGTAGAGTTCTTTGAGCTCGGCCGACATGTCGATACCGATGTCCTGCATGGCCGCGATCAAGATCGGCGCCGGGTTCGAGATGGCGTTTCCATACGCGTCGGACACTGGGGTGATCCACCCTATGCCAGGGCCAAAAACAAATTGCGGTAGCATCCTGAATACTCCTGCCGTCGTGGTGAAAGAAAGCGGCGTCGCCGGGAGATACCCGGAGCTGTCGCCAAATGCGTCGAACGCAGCGATTTGAACCTGGTAATAAGTTGACGAGAGCAATCCCGTCAGCATGAACGAGGTGACATTGCCCACGTTTAAGGGCGTCGTACCGTTCAGCAGCAGCCTGTAGCCCGTGGTTGCCTCGTTGGTGTCAGCCGCCCATGAGAGCACCGCGGAGCTGCTGCCGATCGCGCCCACGGACAGGCCTGGGCTGCCGGCCCACCAATCCGCCGAGCCGTCCCAGAAGAAGTTCGGGTTGTCGAGGGTGACGGAGGTGTCAGCGAGATTCCACACGGGAATGCTCCTTCAGCGACAAGGCGTGCGCAGGTCGATCAAATCACCAGCTCTTGCCTGCCAAGAAGGACGACACATTCGAATACACGATCGCGTAGCCGGCATCGTTCAAATGCACTTCGGTGGGAGACACGAAGTTCACCGTGCCTGAAGTCGCGGAACCGGTGGTGGCGGCCGATAGAGTTACCGTCGTGCCAGAGATCGTGATCGTCGTCTGATCCGGGATGTTGGTCCCCGTGGTATCGGTAACGTACATGCCATTGGTGATGCCCGTCGCGGATGCCACAGTGAAAGACGTGGCTCCGTTCGAATAAGTCGCCGTCGTCGATGCCGTCACGCGCCGATTGACGATGGGCACCGTGTTGATGGCGCTCGTCGAGAGAATCGTGCGGATATCCAGATAATTATTGGGGTACGCCGCGGCAAGGGCTGCATTTGCCGCAAGAATATTGGTGAGATTACCGCTGCCCGTACCCTCGTTGGCCTCGTTCATCACGGACAGGACCAGGTAACGGGTGTGTGTCAGGTGGGCGATCGAGGTGCCCAGCGCTGACAGGACAGTGGACTGAAATCCGGAGGTACAGCAATCGTTGCGGCCGTACCAATAAATGGTCGTCCACTTGTTGCGGACGTTGTCCTGAACCGCGCGAGTATTGATCTGCGAGGAGGTCTGCCCGGCGATGCCGCCGTTGTATACCACCCGACCCACGTTGGAGCCGGTGCTGAAAAGTTTTCCGGGATAGGAAGTTAACTCGCTGTTGCTCGAGCCAACACCCGCGGTCAGCGAATCTCCCCACGTGGCAACCGCATTCGCGTTGGCGAAGCTCGCGCCGCTGTTTTGGTGATAGGTAAAGAAAGCGCCGTCCAGCGTGATGGTGTCACCGACAGCGGCTTGCAGATTCACGTTGAGGGTAGGCGTCCCGGTCAGACTGAGCCCTACGAAACCGTAGTTCGCCGTAGTAGACGTGAGGAAAGGTGTCGTGACAGTGGGATTTTGCGATTGAACGTAAATCTGCGATGCGGCGCTGCTGCCGTTGTTTATTCCAGAAACCAGATCAGGAGTGATGACGATCTGAGTCTTGAAGGACATGCCGAGCTGGGTAGTGCTCGGATACCACTGAGAAACGACGTTGCCGCCAAGCATGAGCTGGACGCCGGTCCCGCCGTTCGCGCCCGCGTGGTTGACCAGCAGCGTTGCGTCTATCACGCCGCTGCGCTGGAGCAAATCGAGAGGCACGGGGATGGAAGCGACGGTCGCTAAAGATCCTGACCCGTAGATCTCCAGCGGTGTCGTGATCGCGGCTAGGGTAATAGGCGCAGTTGCAGCATTGATGTCCGCATAGTTGTAAGAGCCGAACGCCGATGCCTGATTCTGACCGCGAATGAAATTGGTGTTGTGAGGTCCAAGCGTGATCGGAATGGACGTTCCGCCATTGCCGAGAAGCGTGTTGCCGCTGATATTTCCGCTATTGACGTAATCGACGTAGATCGTGCTGGCGCTGCCGGTGTTGTAGTTCTTTGCGACGTTACCGGTTATTGAAACGTTCGAAAAAAAGCCCGACGTGTCGGCGATGTAGATAGCGCTTGAGGTCCCGCTGCTGCTATTGACCTGAAACTGATTTCCCGTGATCTCGGCATTCTTGAATGTGGCCGTCCCGCTGCCGCGTTGCATTTCGATACCGGCAACGTACTGATTCTCAAAACTGTTATTCCCGATCAATATGTCGCCGGTCGACGTCGTGCCGCCCATGTTCAATAGGTAGCCGTAGCCGCCGTTATTGAACTTATCTGACGTGAGCCTTAGGCCGCCAGAAGCCAGTTGCTGGACGGCTATGGCCGCGTTGTTGCCCGGGGAGTTGAAGTTGGTGACGGTAATCGACGAGTCGCCGCTGTCGCTATTGTTCGTATTGTTGATGAGTACGCCGGTGCCGGTATAGCCGTAGACATCACACGCAATCATTTGCCAGCCGGAGGCAGCGACGAAATCGACGGCGTTCGGATATAGGTTGAAGAAAACCCTGTAAATTTCGGCGTTCTGGATCTCGCTCGTCGCCGGTGAGAAGGCAATGGCGTAGCCACCTGATTTGGTGGTTGCCAGCTGCATCGTGAAGTTCTTGAATATCGGCGCGAAGGCACTCGTTGAGAGCGTAATGGAATTAGCGGTCCCGGTTTCGGTGGTCGAGAATATGGTGCTGTATTCGCCAGCACCATTTATGCCGCCCCCACACGGAAGCGTGAATGTTGAATACTTGACCGTGCCTGACGGGTAATTGATCACCGCGCAAGTGGAGTGCGCCAAGGTCAGCGCCGAGGTCGAATCGGTCGCACCCGTCATATCGACGCCGTAGCGGCGCGCTTCGTATGGAGGCCATAGGAGGTTCAGCTGCGAAGCGGTAATCCCGGCGGCTGTCTCGAGTGAAGTGACAGCATACGGTGGGATCTTCTGCTCGGACGTTGGCTGCGCCCAAGCGGCGGCCGAGATGAACGCCAGAAGAAGGAAAACCCACCCACGAATCCACTTACTCATAGTCATAGTGCCACCGAAATTTTCGCCCAGATGTCCACCGCGCCTGTCGTGAGCGCGCTCAAGTTCGCGCCGACCGAGGTCGCGGTCGCGTAGATCTGCGTCGTCGAGACGCGATCTCCGCCCAATAAATCATTGCTGACCTGGTACACGCTGGAACCAGGCGCCTGGAAGACGTTGAACGCACTCGCCAGGGCCGCAGGCGACCCTGAAATACCCACAGAAATCGTGCAGGCACTTACCGCACCGCCGCCGAAGGCAGCGCTGTGCTTAATCAGAACGTCCTCGACGATCCCGCAAGCGGGCAATGTGAACAGCGCGATCTGGTCGGTGAGTGCGGCTGCGGAAAAAGCCGAGTAGGCGATGTTATTGCCGACGTGCACCCACTGGGGCGTCGCACCGACGTTCGCGGCAGATGTGTTCGCTTTGAAGCCACTGCCCACCGTGGCCTGCTTGCGCAGATACGCGACAGCGGAGGTGATTGTTCCAGCATTCAGTGCAAAGGGCCACGTACAGGCCGTACCGCCGGTTGTCACCGCGACGACTTGCGTTTCGCCATCGCTGAACAGGAAAACATAAGTTCCGGATGCGATCGCGGAGGTCAGCGTACCACCCGTCGCGCCGCCTACGGACGCCGTGAATGCCACCGACCCTTGAGACTGCAGGACATCCACCAGATCGGACGCATTCACTTGCGATGCGACGGTCAGGGCCGCCACATCGGCGCCAGAATACAGCTCGGTGATATCCGAATTGATCTTCAACGCACCGAGAGGAGCGCTGTCCGGCGTACCGCCAGAATTGATGACTACCTGTTGTCCCAAGGAAATGCTCCTTACTAAGCCCAGCGCTCTAAGCCGGCTGCGTCAAATCGCCCACGGCGGTCGAATAGCGGATGCGATAACGCACCTCCACCGACGCGGCAGTCCTGTCGGCTTCTTCGAATTCCCATTTCGTGGATTCATAGATCACGAGGGCGGCGAGCCCTCCGAGCGTGAGATCCGCCATCACAGCCTTGTGCGTAGCCACGAGGTACGGATCGGCGACGCTGTCGGGCACATCGCCGCGAACCACGACGGTCACGACGACGACGAACTGCAGCAGTTGCTGGCGATTCGCCTTGTATTCGTTCTCTTCTTCTTCGGGTTTCAAGGTCCCGACGACGCCTTCGCTGCGCGCGATCGGCGCCTCGCGCGATCGGACGAAGCTCGTAAAGCCGCCGGCGTTCGCAATGAGCGTGACAAGGTAAGCGAGGATCTGCTCGCGGACACTTGAGGCGGCCATGCTCAGAGTTCGAGCATCGCGCGCGAAAACACGCCGTCGCTTATCTTCATCGAATCGATGACTTCGTAGACGGTGCCGTTCACGGTGATTTCCATACCTTGCGTGAGCGGCGGAAAGTCGCCGGTGCGGAAGGTGATCTGATACTCGGTGCTGATCGCGCGGTTGCCGAGCAAGGAGGAGTCCGGCTGATCGAAGATTACCGTTCCCTGATAGAGAACCGGATTCGCCGTGCCGGACATCGTGAAGGCCGCATTGGCCCAGTTCATCGTGGCGTCGGCGAAGTTCCAAGTGCCCGCCGCTGAGAGCAGCGACGCCGGCACGCCAAAATCGGCGAGAAAGGCCGCCGTGTTCTCTTCAATCACGGCGGACCTTTACTTTCTCTCAAACTTACGGCGAGCGCAGGCCGCCGATCGCCACGATCGAGATCGGCACGTTGCCTGCGCCGGCGACTGTTGCGGTCGCGCCGACATAGCGATTCGCGAAGAACGTGGTCGGCAGCAGCAGGGTTTGCTGTTGCGGCGAGCCGGCTGCGAGGACCGTCGGAAAGAGCGCCGCGGAGCCGCCCGAAGCGGGCGATGATCCGGTCGGGCTCGCCGAGGAGTACAGCTGCACGGCGACCGACGTTGCCGTGATCGTACCCAACGATACGAGGAACTCGATGTAACCCTCGAATTGCGTCGCGTCTGCCCAGTAACCGCTGGGGCTCGATGCGGTGGCGGTGATGACCTGCGGGTCCAAAAGCGAGATCGCTTTCAAGGACGACCCTTGCGCTGAATCTAACATTGGTAAATTCCTTCTGATTCGAGAAAGTGGGTGAACTTGAAGGCTCAGGCTCGAGCTTCGGCGCCTTTCGACTTCGCATTGGCCGCCGCATTGAGGCCCGCGGAGATGCGCGCTTGCTGCTCCGCATTCGCGGCATCCTGCTGTCGCTTCATCTGCTCACGGAATGCCGCATGCTGCTGCGCCCGGGTCAGCGTCACCGGCTTGATGACGTTGCCTTCCCCGTCTTTCGGCTTGAAATCCGCCATCGGGCCTTCTTTCGCTTCCTGCTGCGTGACGTACTCGGCTCGGTTGGCGGAGACCACGTCCATGGCCTCCCCGCGCAGCAGCGTCACGATCTCTCCGGGGTTGACGATCCCGGCACCCCCTAAGGGGCCGCGGTCCTTCACGAAAAATGCATTGAGGCAACGGACGTACTTTTGACCTTCAGCCATTGAAATAGCTCCTACGAGAATTGGTGGTTGTGGAGAATGGCGATCAGGTGATCGTCGCGCCGTTCTGGCAGAAGGCGCCCGGGTAGCGCAGACCCACATCGCAGGTCATGAACGAACGCACGCCGATGATGCCTGCCTGGAAGTTCGCGTACGGATTGACCTCGAGCTCGAGCACGCCCCACTCGGCGATGATCAGCTGATCCCAGTCGCCGAAGATCATGGTTGACGCCGCGATCTGCTTGGAGCTCATGCCGGGGAAACCGCAGCAATCCGCGTCCCACATCGTGCCGTCCCACAGCGGCGAATACGTGTTTGCGAACTTGGTACGAGTCATCAGGAGCTCGGCGACGTTGCCGTTCGTGGCGTAGCCGCCGCGCACCGGGATCACGTTCGCGTTCCACACCTGGTACTGGAAGTCCAAGCACCCCTGGTAGCCGATCGTGGCCATATCGCCCGACGTCGCCGCGCCGATACCGGTCGTGTTGGTTATGCCAACCGGCTGGCCGGCGGTGCCGGTTCCGGAGAGGGCTCCTAAGTCCACGGCAAGCGCCGTGATGATCGCGAGGTCCGCGTTCACGATGCCCTCGATGTCGGGAGTCGACTGCATGAGCAGCTGACGCGACATTTCGGTGTACCCACCGACGTTTTTCGGGGACAGCGCCAACTGGCTGAACACCTGGTTGGCTTCCGTGATCTGCGTGGTTTCCGAGCCCAGCCAGTAGGCGGTTGCAGCGCCGGTCAGTTTCGGAATGGTGACATTGCCGACCAGGCCCGCGAGCGACCGTGCCCCCAAACGGAAGGCGACCGTCCGGTTGCGCAGGAGATCGATGAAGCTCACCAGCTCGGTGGCGACCAGGTAGCCGCCCGCGTTGCCCGCACCGACCGTGTCGGCGCGGGTCATGGCGCCCATGCCGTTGCGGCTTCCAAACATCAAGTCACGTCGGCTGATATCCGAGTGGGCGATGCCGCGCTGCTGCACATCGTACGGCACCAGGAACTTCTTGCCGTCCGGGATGAGCTTTAAGCGCCGGGACAGCTCTTCGGAGCATTCCGCTTCGAATTTGGCGCCCGACCAGTTACCCGAGTGCGCGGCGAGAATCGCCTTGCGTACCGAGAAGGTTTGCGTCTCCTCGCGCGTGAGATCGAGATGCGTGACCGGCTTGATCGCGCCAGATTTACCGCGCTCCTCCATGAGCTTGAGCAGCGCTTCCGAGACCTGCTCGACCGACATGCCGGAGGAGATCCAATAGCGCTGCATGCGCTCCTCGATCCGGTTCACCCGCGAGAGGTTCTGGATCGCTTTGATGCGCGACTGTTCGATCGCGAGGCCATCCTGCTCCTGACCACGGCGCGCGGCGGCCGCGGCGGCGCCGCCGGCGCCAATGGCGTTTGACTCGCCACCGGTTGCGCGGGTCGAATCTCCGTCGCCAGTGCCGGTGCCTGCGTCGCGAGTCTGGTTGCCACTATCTGCCGTGGCCGCATTTCCATCTGACATGTTGTCCTCCTGGGACGATGAACCGGCGGCGCCGGCATTGGTTGAATTCGGTTTGCCGACATGACGGCCGACACCGACGGACGAATCCGCCGGCACCGCGACCAGGGAAACCTCGTAGGGCTCCCAGTCGGTGATTCGAAAGGTGTCTCCATCATCACTTTGCTTCTCGAGCACCATTTCGTGCACGCGATAGCCGACGGAAGTGTTGACGAGGATGCCGTCATCCACGTTCTGCAGCGCATCACTCGCAGCGCCTGTGCGACCGAAGCGCACGTCGCCTTTACCCTTGCGCTGGTCGAACGAAGCCTTGTCGATCACGCCCACCTGGTTGCGGGTGTCGTGATTCAAAAGCAGCGGCGCGCGCCCCGACTTGATGAAATCCGAGCGAATCGACTTCGGCGAGTGATCCAGGATCTCGGTCCCGAACCAGCGATCGACCTGATCGGTCTCGGATGAGAACGAGAGGCTCCGCGTGCGGTTATCGGCTTTATCGGCCATGGGCGTCGTCCCGCGTGAACTGACCGTCGACGGAGGCGAGGCAGCAGTCGCGTCGTTCGAACTCGGGCATGTCCCGCTCGAGCATCTGTTTCGCTTTGGCTTCAGTGACGTTACGCACCGTGATCGCGCGGCCGTTCTTGAACGTGAAGACCGCCGACTTGGTCGCGGCGTCGTAATCGAGCTTGATGCTCACGCGTTACTCCTCTTCGGGTCCGATGAATTCGCGCGAATCGGCGTTGATCCCGTAGCCTTTCTGAGTTCGCGGCAGTCCATGGACCTCTGCGGCCGCATTGATGGCCGCGGGAACGGCCTCTGGCCTATCGCGCAAGGCCAGAATCGCAGCGACCTCCTCGTGTGTCGCGAACACACCGAGGAGTTTCAGTTTGACGTCTTCCATGAGGGCGACGACGTCTCAGTCCTCGCCGGACGGATCGTTTTCTTCCATGGAATCATTGATCGCGTGCGACACTTCGCTCAAATCGTGCCCCTCGAATCGATCCGGTCGGGGCTCGGTGCGCGGCGGTTCCATTTCGCCGGTCTGCACCTTTGCCTGCGCGATGGCTTCCGACACGGTTTTCAAGTCGACTGAGGCCTTCTGCGGCGGAAAGGCGACCTTCGGAATCGGCTTACCGAAGAGCGTCGGGGCCGGCGCAGGCACGTCGCTCGCCGGCGGCGCGGGTTGCGTCGGCTTGCCGATCTGCGGAACAGGTTGCTCTTGCTGGCCCGGAACCAGGCGCTGTCCGCTCGAGAAGCCTCGCAAAGAAATTGTCTTCATGACTAATCACCTCTCATGGAATTGATCAAGCGCAATCGCCTGCGCGAACGGTCCGATTCGTCTTCGTCCACGTCCTCGTGGTCGGCGTCCGAATCGGCATTCGGCGCCGCTTTCGGATTCATCGTCGCCGACTGAGCCGGCGTCGGCGTGGCACCCTGGCCTCCTGGTGCGGCGGGCGATCCTGGCGGCCCTGCGGCCGGCGCATTCAGGCCTGCATCCTTCATGGCTTGCGCCGCGACCATCGCCGCGGGCGCCGGGATGCCGTCCTTGTCGAGCAGCACCTGGCCGCGGGATTCTGCCGGCACGTAGACATCCGGGTTCGTGTCGAACACGAGCTTGAGCTCCTCCATGAACTCGAGTTCCGCGGCGCGCGAGGTGAGCATGTCCTCGATGTCATCGCCGCCGGCGGTCTGCGCGATGACCTGACCCTTGGTCATGTAGCCGGCCTTCTCGGCTTCCTTGAATGCCGCGACTTCCTTGGTCGGGTCGATCCATTGCCAGCCGCGCGGCCGGAAGAACACGCGCTCGAATTTCTGCGGATCCGTCGCGTAATCGACGAGATCTATTTCCGTAATCGTCCGCGAGAGCACCGCCGCCTGCATGAACTCTTTGTGGACCCGGTAGCGGAATTTGCGGATGAACCAAAGTTGCAGCGCCTTCCACGTGTCGCGCTCGTTCAAGAGCGCCAGGCGCGAGCTCGAGTAGTTCGACTGCGAGTAGTCCTCGGAGATCGCCATGTAGCTCGTGCCTAAACCCGCCGCGATCTCGCGCAGCATCAGGCGCATGAACGGTTCGACGCCCTGGCTCGAGGCGTTCGGCGACTGCAGGTTGAACTTCTCACCCGGCGCCAGCTTGTGCACCGTGCCTGGCTCGAGCGCGAACTGCAGTGTCTGGTCAGCGGCGCGCTGCGCAAAGACGTCTGGGGATTCCGGCGTCTCGATCGTGCCCATGTAGGATGCGCGGCCGCGCGCGCCGATGATCTCGGCTTCCGAGTAGCCGTTGATATCCGCAAGCTTCTGCGCGACTGCGTGCAACCAGGGCTCACCGCGGGTCTGCGGCCAACGGTCCACGATCTTCAGGTGGATGATGTCCGCCGCCGGCACGCGCGTGAAATGATCCGTGCGATCGACGTTCAACCGAATGTCGCCCGGGTGCAGATCCCGGATCCAGTACGCGACCGGCCGCTTGAAGGAATCGACCTCGATTCCCATGCGAATCAAATTTTCCCAATGTGCACCGGCGGGCTGCGCGTAGCCGTCCGCGATGCGTTCGGGCTCCACGATCTCGAGTCCCAGAGGCACTGTCGAGTCACCGAAGGGCTGGCGCCAGATGCGCACGAAAATCTCGCCAGCCTCGAACACCTGGCCCATGAGCTGACGCTCGAGGTCGTGGAAGTGCAGCTCGCCGCCAGTGTGGCAGCGATGCTCATTCGACCAATGATCGAAGGCCTCGCGGATAGCCCTGTTGATGCGCACGTTGACCGTGTCGCGCGTCGTCTTCACCGCCGGCTGGATCTTGACGCCGGTACCGATGACGTTGTTGGTGACCGTGCGCTTTGCCGATTTGGCATACGCCGCATCGCGCACCAGCTGTCGCGAGCGCGAGCGGAGGTTCCGCAGGCTCGTGACCATCTCCGCATCGGCGGAGAGGTTGTAGCTCGGGAACCCCTGATTGAACCGGTTCGGGATCGCCGACGCATACATGCGCTGGCCGGCCACCGGTACCGGCGTCACCCTGCCGGGCTCCGGAGCTGCGGGATCCGGGGGCACGTCGAGCGCCTTCCAGAGCGGCGAATCGAAATGGAAGCCGTCAGTGCTGTTCACGCGTCGACCCGGAACCCGCGCGCCAATATCCACGCGGCCGCTTTCATGAGCAGTGTAGCGATCCAGCAACGAACCACGCCGGGACCGCGCACCGTGATCGTAACCTCAGTGCTCATGCGACCACCTCACGAGGAGCTTGCGCGAGCGGCCGCCGTCCGCTAGATCCTTGTCAGATGCGACGCGGGCTCGCCAGTAGTCGACCGCCGTTTTAATCGATGGCAGATCGGCGTACGTCATCTCGCGATCCCCGATCTTGTACGACTTGACTGGCGGCCCCGTGGTGCCGGCAAGCGCAAGGAAGCAATTTTCCCATGCCGCAAGCGCCTTCTCCGCGGTCGAACGGCCGTCATAGATGCCAGCGACGGCGCCATAGTCGACCTGGACGGTGAGCTCGCCCTCGCCCGCAACGATGCGTTGTGCTGTTGGCAATAACGGCGCCGCACCTGCGGTGGCCGTGAGCACGCCCTGCCACCAGTAAGTGCCCGGGAGCAGCTGCGCGGCGAGCGCCGGCGTGATCGTACTCGTCCAGCCCGACGAACCCGTGCTCGATGGCACGCCGACGATCGCGACCGGCGACGAAGATGGACCAGCCAGAATGTAGGTCAGCGTCCAGGTGCCCGACGGGTAGAGGTTGCCGTTGACATCCTCGTACATGTCATCGTCCCAGCTCGGCGTTTCGTTCTGACGAATCGTCGTCGGGATGTTGAGCGGCGTCGGCAGCTCATCGGGATCCCTATAGTAGAACGGCGTCTGCCAATCCACGGCAGTTCTCTACTGACCGTTGTACTGTTTCGTCGTCGAGGCGCTCGCGCGTACCGGCGTATTGCAACGTTGGCAGCGCGCGCCATTGGCAGGCGTCTGCATGCCACAGGACCGACAGCGAACCATGCCGATAGGGTCTTGCTCAGCGCCGCCTGGGCTGCCGCCGGTCACTGCATCATCGACCGGCGCGTAAGACTTCCCGGGATCGGTCAGCGGCGAGCTGTCGTTCGAGTTCGGGTTATTTTCTTCCACCGGTTGGTGGCCACCGCTCATCAGCTTGCTCCGAGCGCGGCGATCAGCTTGTCGGTGAGCCGCACCGCTTTCTCAGCAGCTGCCTGCTCGTTGGTGAAGAGGCCTTGGTGCGCGACCAGACCCGCAAGCAGAGCCGTCGCGATCTCAAGGCGCGCGTCCGCGGAGACGGCCGGTGCCGGTGCTGTTGATCCGACGCTAACCGCAGAAGCGATCGTCGCGGGTGCCGCGCTGGCGCTCGAAGACGCCGAGGCAGCCGAACTGGTGCTCGATCCGGCTATGCCTGTCGCGTCCGATGATTGATCTTTGGCCATTTACTTTCTCCATCCTGTTATCCAGTTGGGCGCGCCACTCGGTCCGCGCGGGGCCGGCCCGCGTTCAGGCTGTCGCGTTGGGGGCGGCTGCAGCTCGACCGCTGAGTTTCCGCGCGGCGGCGGCGCGGTCGCGTTGTCTTCCGGTCTGCGCAACCGCCGGTGAAATCCCATCGACTGCGCCATGGCGACGTTGATCACCTCACAGTCCATGAAGTGATTCTCAGGTCGCACGCGAACCCACACCGCTCGACCTGACGGTTTGGCGATGCGCGTCTCTGCCGTCAGTTGCTCGCAGTAATCATCCGTGACGTCCCGCGGCACCCAGAAGCGCCCAGGCTGCTCGGCGGGCCAGGTCAGACGCGAGACCAGCCACTGCTTGAAATAATCGCTGTCTAAGTGCCAGAGCTGCAGGCCGGCCTTCAACGTCTGACCACGAAAGGTCACATCGATGAGCGAGGACACGAGCGGCTTATTCAGCCAGTCGCGACCCTTCGTTGGCACCGCCCGGCCGCGATGGCGAATGCAAAAGTCATAGACCAGGTTATCCGGCCGGCGGTACACGTCACCAGGGCGATAGCCTGAGTCGATGCCCATCCGCTTGATCGGTTTGCCGCCCCACTCGCGATCGAGCAAGCCCTCGAGCTCCGCCCAAACTTGCGGATTCTCGGTCTCGCCCCACAGGTCGCCTGCCTCGAGCAGCCACGACTCCATCGAGTAGCCCCAGCCGCGCACCGCGTAGATGAGCCGGCGCTTCTGCACATCGACGCCGCAGGTTATGCACTCGATGTCCCCGCCGCCCGGGTACTCGCCGAATGCGTAGGCACCGACACAGGCTCTCACCGCCTCGGCCGGCGTCGCCTCGCCCTTGAAGGCGTAGAGCTCTCCGAAGTCCGTGTTGATGATGCCGCGGATCCGCTCCTGGTCGCCGCTCGCGTTCGCGCGGATCCACTCCGACGCACAGCCGCCCCAGGTGCGCCAGGGGCTCATCAGCCCCGAAGCCCAGAAGCTCGCCGTATCCGTGTCAGGCAGATCGCCGACCACCACGCCGTCGACCACGTCCTGGCCCGGCGCAATGAACTCGCCCTTAGCATTCATTTCGGCTTTGGCCGACTCCTCGATCAGCGTGCCGCACCGCTGGCATGTGAGTCGCGCCGCGGTTTGCGCCTCGCGTGCCGTGCATTTCTTCGGCCACCGCAGCAGCCTGAACCGCGGCACAAAATACTGATGACAGTCAGGACACGGCACCGCCCACTCGAAACGCGTGCCTTCCTGCCAGAGCTTCCAGATCGGGCTCAATACATCTTTCGGCTCGGCCACCTTCCAGTGCTCAATGCCGGTTTTCTCGTTCCGCTCCACGGCGACGGTGCCCTCGAGCGGCGTAGAGGTGATCAAGAGACGCCCGTCCGGGAACGTCGACATGCGCGCCGAAGCGAGCGTGACCGGATCGCCCTCGCCAGCGATCGGCTCCATGCGATCGAGCTCGTCGATGAGCACCGTGTGCGCAGGCCTCGAGGCCAGCTCCGTCGGGCTCCCTGCCCAGGCCAGGCTCAGCGTCACACCGGCGACGCGCTTGACCAATTTCTTGGCGCTGCGACCTTTTTCAGTCTTCGACCAGAGCGACTCGCTTGATCGCAGCATTTGCGCGATCCGCGGCTCGATCGCGCTATCTACGTTCGATTTTGTCGGTCCAACGTAGAGAATCGGCGCTGGATCATCGTCGAGTTTTTGGCCTATGACGAGGAAGAACGCGGTCGTCTTGGCCATCTGGCTGCCCATGATGACCACGAGCTTTCGATACCTTGGGAGCGCCGCGAGCATGGGCTCGAGGTACGGCGTCCTTGCGCTTCGGAAGAGACCGGGTTCGGCGCTTCCCTTTGGGATGCGGTAGTTCTCCTCCGCCCACTCGATCGGCGTCCGCCGGCGCGGCGGCGTCATCAGCCGCTGCCAGTTGAGGTCCATCCTCCGCTTCGAGCTCAACCTTTCCCGGCGAGTCAGCAAGGACGACCCGGATGGCCCGGCATTCCGCGAGAAGTCGCTCTCGAATGATGCCGGCGTCGGTGATTCCTGCAAGTTCATTGGCGAGCCGGCCCGGCAGGCCCTCTAGTTGTCCAATCAGGTCGGCGCCGATCTGCGCCAGGCGCGCGTCAGCGTCGGCGGCCAACACCAGTTCGCCGCGGCGGCGGGCGTTCTCCAGCTCGAACTTCTCGGCTTGCGCGGCGGCGAGCTGCTGGCGCTTCGAGCCGGTGGAACGCTGTTCGTCGCGCCCAATGACAAAGGCGATCAGCTGGCGCGTCGTCGGCGATCGCGGCAATCCCTCGTTGTACCAGGCCTGGATGGTCTGCCGGCTCTTCCCGGTCAGATCCGCTACCTGCTGAGCCGTCAGTTTGGCGTCAAATGTCAAGCAAGTATTTCGTTCAAATACGCGCGAAAATCGCGGTCGTTAGCACCCGCGGATGGCGTGGCCTGGGTAAGGACCCGCCATTCAGAGAGGGCCGGGGTTTATGGGTCGCCGCTCGCGCCGCGCGAAGCCGAACAAAACAAACTCTTTGCATGTGATGTGTTGCATGTATAGGCATGCGCATATACCTACTCATCATCACAATCGCAGGAACTTAAGTTCTTGCTCAAGTACCACAGGAAAGCGTTCCTGTACTGCCTGCGTCAACGCATCCTGCACAATCTGATTGGCGAACGCGCTCGGCACGGCTGGCCCAAATAGCTCGTCAATGGGCAGACCGTGTCTCCTGCCCATAGCCTTGCGCCGCTGGATCTTGAATCCTTTGCGGCCAACACCGGACGTGCGTGCATCAGCACGAATGAACACACCTTTGTGGCCGCTCTTCATCGTCGCGATAAACGCGTGCGTTATCGTCTTACGACCATTGAGCACTGCGACGGTGACGCCTGCCTTGGTCTGGCGTGCCTGGTAGTTGATCAGCGGTATCGGGCGACCCACTGCGCGAACAACGGCAGTAAGCTCAGAGCGGTTGGCCTTACGAATCGATATCGCCTTCTTGATGGCGCCTACTTTGATGCCATAACCAACGTTTCGAATCTCACGAGCCGCCTGAGCCCTAGCGCTCGTCGCAGTCTTGTTCAAAGCCCGGGCGATGGCTTTGCCGGCGTCTTCCTCGAGGATCTCGAAGGAACGAAGCGCCTGATCGATGTTCGTCTTGACGTTGACGACTAGCACTGAGCAAATCGCTCGTCTGCACCGTAGCGCTTGGCGAGTCGCCTGTTCTGCTCGGTGCGCTTACGCGCGACGTAAACGGCCTGCCTCTTCTGGGCCATCATTTGTTCAACGTTGATTTTCGCCCATTCGACCGGCAGCGATGGCGAAGAAAATTCCGCTAGCGCGCTTTGCAGGAGCCGATTGAATTCCGGCTTGTCAGTCGGCTTAAAACAAAACCACTCGCCCCGAACCCGAAAACCGAAAAGCGCTTCGTGGACAGCCGTTTCGGCCTGCTGAGCGATTCTCCGGTTTGCCAGCCTGGTGGCAGCCAAGATTCCCGGCGTCAAAGGACAGCCAACAAGGATGCTCGTTAGTCGCTTTAGCGGATCATCGGAAATTCCTATTTTGACGAAGATTTCATTTCGCTGGCACAGGAGCATGTAGAGGTAGGATCCTCTCAGCCTGCCGCTTGCGTCGTGCGTCGCGGTTGGGATGCCCAATTTCAATTTCCTTCTAGATGGTTCTGTTCACAAAATCAAGGTTTATTTGAAACGATATGACGGAAGTCTCACTCCTGCTTCGGTCAGTCGGCCAAGCAGATACGCCAAAACCAGCTTCCATTCGAAGTAAATCTGAGTCTTTTTGCAGCCGAGTTCTGTCGCAATGACGTCCGTCGGTTTCGGACTTCGATACCAGCTGAAAATTAAATCCCGCCAGTATTCGGGCGCGTCGAGCACGATTTGGTCGGTGATCACGGCCTGGTCGTCAGGCAACGGCGGCAACTTCACCTTCGGGATGGCGTCCCCTAGTTCGGCATCAAGCGGGAGATCAGCGCCTTGAGATTGGGCCCACCGTTGCATATGTCGATCGGTGGGAACAAATCGCACGTCAAGTGAATTCTGTCGCGTGATCCGACGTATCGCTTCGGGCGCGCTGAACCCGACATGGACGGGCTCGATTTTTCCTGAGGCGCGATTATTTTGACGGCTCACGACAGCTCCACCTCTCGCAAAACCCATCGCCCATTGGCGCCCTTGCGCCATCCGTGTACGAAAACCTTGATGCCCGCCGAAATCAACGTAGGCAATACGAGTCCAGTTTCCCCGGTTTCCGGATTCTTAAATTCTGCCTCCGAGATTTTGTTGATTCGCTCGGAAACGTTGGTCGAGGTCGTCTGCACGGCGATTACTTCCTTGCCGCGGACAGCAAGTACGTCGATGATGCCAAACAAATCCTGCCGTATTTTTGCATGCCCGTTCCAGCGCTCCGTGATCGCCACCAGTTGGCACCCGCCTTTGCGCAGGAATTTTAGCGTGCGTTGTGTCGGACTGCTCATCGTTGCCCCGGCTTCGGCGTGGTTGCTGCCTTCGATTCGGCAAGCGCCGCGGCGGTGCAGATCTGCGAGATCCGCGAATGCGATATGCCGAACTCTTTCGCAATATCGACCATCGAGACCCCGGCCTTTCGCCGCTGCACGACCAGCGCATCGCGATCCGGCTTTGATTTCGTGAGCATCCCGCATCCCTCCGTCAGAATCCGCGCGTGCTAGTTGAGCGTAGCGTCCACAGACGGCTTGCGCCGTCGTGTTTTCGTGTCGACCTTCTCGTGCTTCACCGGCGTGCCGTTTACCGTCTCGTGCTTGAGATCGAGTTCCTCCTGGTCCTCGTCCTTCTCGTCGTCATCCTCCGGATCCCCAAATAGGACGCTCGCGTCAGCGGCGCCGTTCAGGTGCTCATCGAGTCGCGCAAGATCACCGCTGACATTGGACTTCAGGCATACCAGCGTGAACGATAGCGACGTGAGTCCGCCCACGGTCGGTTCAAACTTGAGGGTCTTGATTGTGGCGCCGGTGAACTGCACTTCGTAGGGTTTGAGCCCAAACGAGAGGTTCACTGCGCTGTTCGCGAACTTCGAAACCGCGTGCGATAGGACGCCGAGCTTGCCATGCCAGAACGGTGTCGAGGGTTTTCCCTTGTGCTCGACGTAGAGCATATCCCACGCGTGCGCGTCATCGAATAGCGCGTTCAATTCCTCTTTGCTCAGCATGAGATTCTTGACGCCCAAGACCTTGGCCGGCACGCGTTCCTCGCCGTGCTTTTGGGTTGGGGTGTTTAAGTAAACGCCGAGCTGACAGGGGCGCTTGTCGAGAGAGCGATTTTCGAGAGTCATGGATTTTCTCCAACGAGGCGTGAGGTGAAAGATCCGCACCAATCGGTGATCGGGTTTACAACGGGCCAGCAGGCCTGCGTGGGAAACGCGACCTGCGGACCTTGTGGAGTTGGGGCGATGATCGGTGCACCGATAACGCCTGGCGGTTTCAAGCGGCAGACACTCGCGCCGTTACCGTATGAGTCGCAGAACCTGCATTGCGAGCAAGTGTGGGTCGGTTTGGGGTAATGGGTTTTGTCCAAGGATCAGCCCGCCTTTTTGCGCTTCGGCTCGAGCGGTTCGCCGTAGAGACGTTCGAACGCTTCCGCGAACGTCTCTGTCTTGCCGTCAGATCGCTTGCCGCATACGACGTTATCGAGGCCTCCCGCAATGATCGCCTTCCGAAATCGCTCGCGCCGGGTGTCCCTGTCCGTAGTGCCGACGAACACCGGCGTCAGGATCTGCACCAGACGCTTGGCAAACCAGATCTCGGCATCCAGTTCCCTGAATCCCAGTGAGTTTTGGGAGCTCATGCGGGGGACTGCACAAACTTCGATGCACAAACTTCCTGCACAAACTTAAAAGCAATTTGCACAAACTTAGCCCTTGCACACACACAACCCCTGGGGGCTAAAGCCCCCATAGGGGTAGTTTGTGCACAAGTTTGTGCAGCAGTTTGAGCAGTTTGGGCAGAAAGCCCGAAAGATTGGGCGCTAAGTTTGTGCACTTTTTGAAGCCCTCACGAGGCCAAATTTGTGGCCGCGATTACCGTATTTACCGATCACCCCTTCCTCGATCAGCCCAGACAGGCGCAGCCGATTCATGGCGTCCGTGATCTCCTTAGGGGAGAAATCCTGAGCCAGGCGCATATCGCGGATCTTCTTCGGGAGGTAGTCCGGCGAGGTCTTGCCCTCCGTGCAGCGCACGCCCGATTCGGCGAAACGGTCCAAGGCCTTGAGTACCAGCTGCTCAGCGCCTTCTTCGCGTCGTCCGGCGTTGTATCTGTCGCTAAAGGCAACCGGTGCTGAGTGTGTCTCGAAAACGCCATCGCGATAGATGAGCTTCCGGTAGTCCTTGACCGTGTAATTGGTCTTGCGCTTGGCGATATAGCGCACGTCAGGATCCTCCTCGTCATCCCCTTCCTGCGTTTCCTGATCGGGTAGCTTGGTCCCCATGTACCAGCGCATGCGGACGCTATTTTCCCAAGCGGTTGAACCCGAGAACTCTGAGTCTTCCTGTTTGCCGGGGTGCGCCAGCAGTACAGTGCTATGCGAGCGCCCGGCACCCAAACCGGTGAGGCCGTTCACGAACGTCGTGACGTGATGCCGATCATTTTCTTTGCCGCCGAATGTCTGGCCGATGTTGTCGATGAAGGTCACGTCGGCCGCATAGTCGTTGACCTGGGAACCAAGCTCGTAGAACAACTGCGTCCACTTCGGTGCGCCGTATTCCGCGTAGAACAGCGTGTTATCCAAACCAGATCTCGGCTCAATCACGAGCTTGCCCTCCAAATCCGACAGCTCGCATTTGAGGTACCGACAGATGGCGATTTGTCGACGCCAGAGCTCGTCGCGATCGTCCTCGCACGCCCAGAAGAGCACGGTTTTCGGGTTGTCGATGACATCGAGGAAGTTCCTGCCGAGCGCGAGCGCGGTGGCGACCGTCTGCGCGAGCAGCGTTTTGCCGACGCCGCCGCGGCCGGCGAGCAGCGTCGTGCCCAATCCGAGCCAATGCGAGACCTGCCAAATGCGAGCTGGCGGTTCGTGTCCCTGCAGTTCCTTCCAGAGCATGGGCGAGCGCGGTCGAGGCTGGATTGGCAAGACGGTGCGACCGGTCCGCTTCTCGAGAAGCATCACATTGTCGTCCGCAGCCACTACGCGCCCTTTCGACGTTCTGCTTTCGGGTCATAGGTTTCCAGTCGTTCGTCGGCATATCTGACATGAACCAGGTCGCCGCCAGCGCGCAGCAGCTCGATCGCGAGTAAATCCACGGCGGCGTCCTCCTCATCCTGGGCAAGCACCAGCACCTGCTTACCAATGACCGGCCAATTAAAATCGGCCGGATCGCGATTTCTTGGAAATACCAGCGAGGCGACGCGCTCCGCGCCAACTGGTTTGGCGAGCTCCCACGCGGATCGACCGCAATAGATCATGACGAGATCACCGTCGCGGTCGATCTGAGCCGCGTACGGGGGAGACTTCGCCGGAGAGGCCGTCATGCGAGAAAACCCCGGCGCGTTATATGTACGGTTGCGCACAGAGTCACAGCGCGCTTGGCGCTAGGGTGCCAACTGCAGTGTTGCAGCCCTGGCGTTTGTAAAAGATTCAAAAATGCGCGCGTCACTACCGCGCCTCGATGTCGGCTTTGAGCCGCAGCAGTCGCTTCAAGTCGTGATTTTCCTGCTCGAGCTCGGCGACGCGCTTCTCCTGGTTACTGCGATGCTTGCGCATCGAGGTGAAGTCGTAGCCGCTCGACTCGCACAGCCAGATGAGCGGGGCTTCATTGCCGCACAGATGCATCAGGGCGACGAGCTTGTTCGGTGGGAAATGCGCCTGTCCCGACTCGATCCTGGAGAATGTCGCAGCGTCGATATCGAGCGCGCCGTAAATCTGCTTTCGATCGCGTCCTGACGCGGCAATGCATAAACCGATGGCGGCCTGTAGCGAGCTCTGGCGTCTGACTGTGCTGATATCCACGACTACTCTGTCGGCTGCGGCGCGCGGTTCGAGAAAATCGATTTGTCTAGCCGCAACGTCCTTCAAATTTGTTGAGTCGCTTTGAGGGACGATTTTTTGGCGGAATGACGGCATGAATGACGGGATGCGATTACGCCGCCGCGGACTGCCGGCGGAAATACTCAGCCAGCTTTTGAATCTTCAGTACGCCCGGATCCTCGATGGAACCGTCGGCGATCTTTTCGAGCGTACGCTTAGAGACGCCTGTGTCTTCCGCGACCTTAGGCCATTGCCCCTTGCACCGACTCAGTTGGTCTAGGACGTAATCAAGCATGGACTCGCTCATGGCCGCGAAATGTATACCCATAGATGGGTATATGCAACCCAGAGATGGGGGCAATAACGCCATACGCTTCACGCAAATGGCAAAAAAGCCAAAAGCACACAAGCCGGCGTCCAAAGAAGCTTTACGCTTGCGGAAACAAGTTGCCGAAAATGTCTCGCTGCTCATGGCAAGAGATTTCCCACCGTCGAGGTTTTCTACATCAAGTGCACGCGAGCGTAAGTTGGCCAAAGAGGCTGGGGTCTCATGGTCGACCATCCAGCGTGTGCTCGCCCCTCTCAAGGCTACCCAACGATCAAGACGAAGGACTGTCGAGGACATTGACGCGAAGGACGGCACCGGAACGCGCATCGACACGATTGCGGATCTGGCATCCGTCTTTGGCGTTCGGCCAGCCGAACTGCTCACCCCGAACTTTGCTTACGAACTCATCAATCCTGCTCCAAGACCGCCACCGGAAGAAGGCGAACTTCAACGACGATCAAGCGGATGATCTGTTGAGCAAAGGCGAGATCGATCCAAATACAAGGGAGAGGCCGAAAATATGAAAAAGACCATCATTGGGTTTGCACTCTCGCAGTTGATCGGCGCGGCGTCGCTTGCGAATGAGCCATTCAAGCCGGGCGAGTTTCCGGCCGTGGCTGGAATCGTGCTCGGCAGGCAACTATCCTCGTATCCTAGCTGCGACGCGCCGGAATCCGCGGACAAGATCTGCGTCGGTTTGAAGCTGGGTGATCAGTACGTTCTCACATACCAACCGGAGTTTCCGCATTGGGCTCTCACGGCGCCCTTCGTCAGCGTAGACGCGACCGGCAAAATCATCGCTGTGGTTTCCGAAACGAAGGGCATCGAGGTGCAAGACGAGCTGCTCAAGGAGCTCATCAGCATGTACGGGAAGCCAGCGTCTCTGAAGCGCTCGCCAATACAGAACCGCTTCGGCGCAAAATTCGAGAAAATTGACGCTACATGGGTCCTAAAATGGGGCGACGTAGCATTTGAAGGGGTCACGGACAACCTCGACGAAGGAAGTTTGGTTGGCAATTTGCGATAGATAAATTTCAAGGCGTTTACGGGATGCCCGCTACTTGCGCCGCGTAATACCCATTTATGGGTTGACACTACCCATTTACGGGTATAGTGTCCGCTCCCATGCAAACGGGACGGGACATGTCAGCTGCAACCGAAACGACCGATCGAGCGGATTCCTCCGCGATCGCTAGGTACACACCCGGCCCCTGGATTGCCGACAGCTTCTGCTGCTCGCAAGATCCTTCCATGCGCGACACGCACGGCGTTCCGGGGCGCGACCTGTGATCACGCTGGAATTCTTGGCGGGCTATTGGACCGCGTGCGTCGACGGTGCGCCGATCGTGAGCTTTGCTAGCTATGAACGCGCGATCGAGATGGTGCCTGAGGCCGCTCGTCCGCAAGGAGCAGCGGCATGAGCAGCGCCCGGCAAAAGCGAAGCGCTCGTACGCAGGTTCGCTTCACAAAGCTGAATGCGAAAGGCCAAGCCACACGCGGCGCTCACGTTGCCGTAGTGGATAACACGACCGGGCTGATGTGGGATGCCGGAGAGACCGCACGGATGACTTGGAGCGCTGCCAAAACACACTGCGAACAGCTGCGCGCCGCCGGGTTCGATGACTGGAGATTACCCACCGTGGCTGAGCTCGTCGCGCTGGTCGACTATTGCAGGTGCAATCCGGCGATCGACACCACCGCCTTTCCGAATTGCAAGTCGGACTGGTATTGGACCGGAGTCGCAGCAGCGTATTCGCCTGGCGTTTGCGCCTGGTTTGTCGGTTTCGCTCTCGGCTTCGCCGGCTGGCTCGGCCAGGGCGGCGACTGCTTTGTTCGGGCGGTGCGCGCCAGTCAGTCATTGGCCATTGGGCATTCCGGATGAGCAAGAAAACACGCGAGATTTGCGGCTGCCAATCGGGAACGAATCAACAGGGTCACGAGTGGGTTCGCTTCTGCGCAGCGCACCAAGCCGAACACGACGACGTGCGCGCGCGCTGGCACGCGGACCACCGCGCGGAACGTGAGCAACAGGCGCTGATCGACGGTATTCGAGCAGCAGCGGCCATCGCGATTCGAGGTGCCGCGTGAACGCAGCCAACGCAGCATCGTTCGTGAACCTGCCGCGCTTCAAGTACACGGCCGATTCAAGGGTTCTCATGACGATCGACATCGACATGGAATCAGAGCTGCTGCTCGTCGGCCAGCCCAGCGACGCCTGTTACGAATGGGTGATCGTTACTCACGGAAATATCCAAAAATATTCGGACTGCGGGTACGGCATCTCGTCGATCGCGTTGCGCGATGGGCTGATCGCTTATCACGGCCTGCCGGATCCGCCGTTGGAGGGCGTGCTATGAACGCCATCGCGGACATCAACACACGCTACGCAAGCACGCTCGAGAAGCTGCTCGCCGCCTCCAGCAGCATCATCCGGCTGGAACGCATCATCGAAGCCGGGCAAGCGACCATCGACGTCAAGCAGACACAGATCGAGGGCTTGTACGCGATCGCGGAGGGCTGCGTCTCGATGCTCGAGGTGGCGCGGCCGCTCTTTCCCGACGATCTCCTCGAGAATCTTGACGCGCTGCTGATCCGCTCGCGCAAGCTAATGCAATTGGTGAAGTCATGAGCGAGACCCCCCGGGCGGCGCTGGTACCGATCGCCCTCCCGAGACTCAAGGAAATACTGTGCTTGCCGACGGACGCCTGTATACACAGCGTCTCGATCGATCCGCGCTGGCCGGACGCCATTTTGCTGCGCGTAATTCACCCCTCACTGCCAGAGCATCGGATCGGACAAAAACTCCTTGAAATGCAGTTGGTAATGCACGAGCCGGTCGTGGTTGTCGATGGTGAAGCGCCACTTCAAACATTGCGGGCGGTGAGACGTCCAAGCGAGTTCCTGTGAGCTTTTTCACCTTCAAAATCCTGTTCATAGTCGGTTCGCTCTTCATCAGCATCGCGTTTTTGGGTTGGGTGTGCTGGTCGCTGTTCTGGCATCTGTACGACGAACACATGCGGAACGCCAGACGGATCGCGAATTCGAAACTCGATAGCGCCTGGACGACGAAGCAATTCCACGCGCCGTATTCGCGGCGCGATTTCAAATAATCCGCACCCGCAGAGGAGGCGCTCAGGATGGCAGCACGAATTCTCAGTGTGACCGAGGACGAATATCACGCCGACCCGTGTCCGTCACCGTCCCTATCGCACTCGATCGCGCATACACTCATCACGCAGTCGCCGCGGCACGCGTGGCTTGAGCACCCGCGCTTAGGCGGCGCCAACCGCGCACGTGTCAGCACGCGAGCGATGGATGAAGGCTCGATCCTGCATAAGCTCCTCCTGGGCGCCGGCGCCGCCTTCGAGATGGTCGTCGCGGACGACTGGCGCACGAAAGCGGCTCGCGAAGCAAAAGAGGCCATCCTCGAGGCGCGCAAGATTCCGATCCTTGCGCACCAGTTCGAGAAACTCAACAAAGCGGCCGAGCGCATTTTCAAGAATGCGGCGGACCAGGGGTTTCCACTTCAGGGCCACCCGGAAGTCGCGATCGAATTTACGGACTTCGCCGATCAGCGAAATCGCGAACGCGAGGTTCTGTGCCGTTGCCGCATCGACATGATCGCGCCAGATCACCGGCTGTACGACCTCAAGAAGGTCGCTTCCGCCCATCCGTCTGATTTAGCGAAGAAGATCGTCGAGTACGGCTACGACATCCAGGATCACGCGTATACCACGGCATATGAGCAGCTGAAACCTGAGGCGCTCGGCCGCACGGACTACGTGTTCCTGTTCTGCGAGATCGAGCCGCCATACGAAGTGGTCGGCGCGCGTCTGGACGGCGCTCACCGCGAGATTGGCAAACGCCGGTGGAACAAGGCGCTCTTCGAGTGGGATCGACTCATGACAGAAGGCAGTTTCCCCTGGCCCGGCTATGCGGACGGCGCGATCACGCTGTCGCCGCCGGCCTGGGTCCTGTCGCAAGAGTTGCCGGACGAGGAATACGCGTAAGTCATTTTTCGGAGGGATTCATTCATGAATGCACAAGTACGACAGTTTGAGATCGCGCACGCCGTCCGCAAAGCGGTCGGCCTCCTAATCGGCCTAGTCGGCCCATCTTCGAGTGGCAAAACTTATTCGGCGCTGCGCCTCGCGACCGGCATTCAGCGGATCTGCGGTGGCGAGATTGACTTCATCGATACCGAAAACGGCCGCGCGCTCTACTACGCCGACAAGTTCAAGTTCAATCACCTGCGCTTTGGTGCGCCCTTCTCGCCCGATGACTACCTCGAGGCTGTGCGCTTTTGCGCGCGACGAGGATCGAAGACCATCATCATCGACTCCATGAGCCACGAGCACGAAGGCCCCGGCGGCGTCCTCGAATGGCATGAGAAGCTCGCGGCGGAGCTCGCCGTCAAGTGGAAATCCACGGTCGAGAAGACCGGCATGGCCGCGTGGGGACCGCCGAAGACCGCGCGTCGCCGGCTGATCAACGAGCTGCTGCAGCTGAACGTCAACCTGATTATGACGTTCCGCGCCAAAGAGAAGATTAAAGTCGTCCCAGGCAAGGACCCTAAGCCGCTCGGCTGGCAGCCGATCTGCGGCGACGAATTCATGTACGAGATGGTGCTCCAGGCGCTCCTGCTTCCCGGCTCCGAAGGGCGCCCGGTTTGGAACTCCGGCATGGAGAGTGAGCGCGCGATCATGAAGCTGCCCTCGCAGTTCAGCGACATCTTCGATCGAGAGAAGCCGGCGCAGTTCGATGAGGCGATCGGCGAGCGACTGGCGACATGGGCTGCCGGCGGCGTCAAGGTCGATCCGACCATCGATAACCTGATCGCGGACTACGCCAAGTGCGAGGCCTTCGAGGGATTGAAGCCCCTCGAGGAGCGCCGCGCGGCTCTCTGGAAAGCGCTCAAGCCAGGCGCCGATAAGCAGCGCCTCAAGGAGGCGTCGGACGCTGCTCAGCGGCGCCTGGAACCGCGCATCTCGATCGACCAGGCGACGGCGCTCAAGGATCGGCTCAATACCGAGGGAATTCCCGAAAGCCTGTTCCTTGCCAATCTTGAGGTCGGCGCGATCGAGGATCTGCCGGCATCTAAGCACCAGCTCGCGAACGAGTGGCTCGACCATGCGACGAACGCGTGATGAGCGCTGCCATCGTCTTGGACACCGAAACGACGGGAACCGGTGAGACCGCGAAAGTCATCGAGTTCGCGCGCTCGCAACCGATTGACACGCCTGTGGGTCTGATGGTCGCCGCGAAGCCGGTCAACATCGCCTGCGATCGCTACTCGCCCGGCGATCAGCCCATCGCGTTAGGCGCCATGGCGGCGCATCACATCATCGAGGACGACCTCGAAGGTTTGCCGCCGTTCCCCGGCTTCGACTGGCCGCCCGATGTTACGTACATCATTGGGCACAATGTCGACTTTGACTGGAAGATGATCGGCCAGCCGAAGTTGAAGCGCATCTGCACGCTCGCGCTTTGCCGCAACCTTTGGCCGCAGATCGATTCGCACACGCTCTCGGCCATGGTCTATCACCTGCACGAGCGGCGCGACGTCGCCCGCGGGCTGCTGCGTAACGCGCACTCCGCCGAGACGGATGTTCTGCTCCTCTTGAAGGTCGTTCTCCCGGCGATCTTAAGGGCGTACGGACCCATGGTTGGCACCTGGGAGGAGCTCTGGGCGCTTTCTGAAAAGGCCCGCGTCCCAACGATCATGCCGTGGGGTAAGCACAAGGGCATCCACATCGGCGACATCCCGGGCGATTACAAGCGTTGGCTCCTGAATCAGCCGGATGTGGATCCGTACCTGGCGATCGCGTTGCGCGGCGGGAGGGGGTGAGGTCAATGGCCGATAAATTCGAACAATGGGGAATCCTCGAGCTGATGGGCCGCCAGCGCGCCGCCGGCCGCCTGTCCGAGGAACAGATCGCCGGCAGCAATTTGCTGCGCGTCGATATCCCGATCAATGCCCATGAGTTCCGCACCGCCTACTACGGCAGCAGCGCGATCTACGCGCTGCATGTGACGAGCGAAGAGGTCGCACGCAAGGCGGCGGCCGCGATGAGCACGAAGCCGCCCTACGCGTACCTGCTTGAATCGGAGCGGTTGCCGAGCATAGGGCACGGCTCGGGTGACGAGCGCGATGACCTGGAGTTTTAGTCGTGAGCTTCGAGGACGTCTGTGACACAACTGAAAAGAGCGAGCGCCGCGTCGTTCGCTGTAGCTCCTGTCGCGCTCGGATTATCTGGCTCAAGACCGCGGCCGGCCGAAACATGCCGACCGACGCGGATACGGTCGAGCCTGACGACACTGAGTTCGATAGTTCACGCCACAAATCTCATTTCGCTTCGTGTCCCAACAGCGACCAACACCGAAAAAGGAAAACAGGCTCATGAATCGATTTACGAAGGTCGGCGCCGACGGCGCGAAACTCAGCGATGAATCCACCGAATGGGTCGCCGTGCTGGACAACACGACATCTCTCATCTGGAGCGTCGAGGAGACCAAGCGACTGACCTGGAAGAAGGCGCAGTCAGCGGTCGGCGAGCTGCGCGTCGCGGGATTCGATGACTGGCGCCTGCCGACCGTCGATGAGCTCTTCATGCTGGCGGACCGCACCAAGCACTCGCCGGCGATCGACAAGAGCTACTTCCCCCGCTGCCACTCTGATTGGTACTGGACCAACACCCCAGCAGCGTGTTCGCCGGGCGTTTGCGCCTGGGTTGTCGTTTTCGGCTTCGGCAGCGCCTACTGGCTCGGCCAGGACGGCGGCTACTTTGTTCGGGCGGTGCGCGCCAGTCAGTACTAGGTCTTTTGGCAGGGAACCAATATGGAAACGCTTGAACAGGAATTGAAGTCGGTGATCGCGAAGCGCCTGGAAGCCGCGAGCTCGCGCGAAGTACTCGCGATCGCGAGCGTGCTCTGTAACGGGAACGCGTCCGCACCGCAGCCGCAGCCGCTGCATCCGGGAGGTATCAAGACCGTCGAGCCAGGCGGCCGTTTCGAAGTCACGGGCGATGCAGTGCTCGACCGCGCTTCCGGGCTCGTCTGGTCGCGCGAGAACGTCCCAGGCGGCCGGATGAACTGGAAGAACGCGAAGGATGCCTGCGCCAAGCTCACGTTGGGCGGCTTTTCTGATTGGCGTCTGCCGACCATTCGCGAGCTGCTCACGTTGGTCGATTATGAGCGACATGACCCGTCGATCGACACGGACGCCTTCAAGTGCGATTCGAGCTATTACTGGAGTTCGACTCCTGTTCATAGTTCGCCGGGCGGTTACGCCTGGGGTGTCAGTTTCGGCGACGGCGGCGCCGGCTGGCTCAGCCGGGACAACGGCTGCTTTGTTCGGGCGGTGCGCGCCAGTCAGTCATTGGATCTTTGGCACGTTAGATGAGCTTTAGTCTCCCGCCAATCGTAAAGGCTGCGGAACGTCTCTTGCTCGAGATTGAGCAGGCAGTTCGCCGCTTCCCGCGGTATCACAAGTATACGCACGGGACGCAACTTCGCGAACAGGCGATGGGCATCGCGCGGCTGGCCCACCGAGCCTGGCGCGATCATCAGCATCGCGGGACGTGGACCACGAAGCTGATTTGGGCGGTCGATGATCTGAAGCTCAGCCTGCAGCTGGGGAAGCAAATTGAAGCATTCGTGAGCTTCGCGCAGTTCGATATGCTGGCGCGGTTGTGCTCCGACCTGGGCAAGCAGTGTGGAGGGTGGCGAAAGCAGCAGCATCGAGACAGCCAGAATGCGGGAGCGGATAAGCCTCCCCCGCAGCGCGCTGAGATACTGAGTTCCCGGAACGCCTCCGAGGCAAATCCATGACAACGCCGCGCCGCCCCTCTGGCCGCTCGGCTGGGTCACAAGTGTCCGGGATAACAGCGTATTCGCCTGGCGATTACGCCTGGAATGTCAATTTCGACAACGGCAACGCCAACTGGCTCAACCAGGACAACGACTACTTTGTTCGGGCGGTGCGCGCCAGTGAGTATCAAGATTCTGCTCCGAACTTTCGCGCCCTCCACGCGGCTTGGCGCCGCGCGCGGCGCGGCAAGAAGCCGAGCCCGAATCAACTATCTTTCGACAGCCAATGGATCGACGGGCTGCTGCGCCTTGAGCGCGAACTGACGATCGGCACCTGGCAGCCCGGACCCACCACCTGCTTTATCGCCACGGCGCCGAAGGCTCGCGAGATCCACGCGCCCGACTTTGCCGACCGCATCGTGCATCACTGGATCGTGCCGCAGCTCGAGGCGATCTACGAGCCCGGGTTTATCTTCGACAGCTTCTCGAACCGCCGTGGCAAGGGCACCCACGCCGCAGTGACACGCCTGCAGGGGTTCATGAGGGAGGTCGATAGCGGCCAAGGTGGCGGATTTTATCTACAGCTCGACATCAAGAACTTCTTCAACCGCATCCATCGGCCGACGCTCTACGCGATGCTGAAAGCCCGAATGGAGCGCCGCGGTCTGCCAGTAGAATGTCGCCACACCGTGCACGCGCTGCTGCGCCGCTCACCGCTCGAGGCCGGTGTTACTTTCGCCTGCACGACGGCGGAGCGGGCTCGCGTACCGAACCACAAGCGCCTGGACCAGGCACCGGCCGGCTGCGGCATCCCGATCGGCAATCTGTCGAGTCAGTTCTTTGCGAACGTGTATCTCGATCGACTGGATCAGTTCGTCAAGCGCACGCTGAGCGCCCCGCGCTTTTTGAGATACGTCGACGACTTCGTGTTGGTCCATCGGAGCCGCGAGCAGCTCGAGGCCTGGCAGGCGTCGATCGAGACCTTCCTGCGGGAGGATCTGCGCCTCGAACTGAAGGCCGACGTCAAGCTGCGCCCTCTCACCGCCGGCGCTGACTTTCTGGGCTACGTCATTTTCCCGACGCACAAGCTGGTGCGCCGCCGCGTCATCGGACATTGCCGGACGAAGCTGCACGCCTGGCGGCGTCGCCACGTGCGTGACGCCCGCATCGTTGCACACCGATCAGACCTCGAGCAGCTGCGATCGGTGTGCTCAAGCTACGGGGGCCATTTCTCGCACGCCAATAGCTGGCGGCTGCGATCCCGGTTCGGTCGAGAGTTTCCTTGGCTTCGTGAAGCGCTATCCAAGAGGTAAGCGATGCAATTCAAACCTGGAGATCTGGTCATCGTCGTACGAATGCGCAACCAACGCGATCTTTCGCTCATCGGGAAGAGCGGAGAGGTGCTACATGTCTGCGCCTGCCTGCAAGGCTGCGCGCTCTATGCCATCACCGGCAAGCCTTTCTATCGCGTCGGCATCCGGCCGCGGGCCGAATGCTTGCGCGAGGATTGCCTGCGCAAGATCTCGCCGCCGGATGACTTCAATGAGCTCGAGGACGAGACCGCCAGAGAGGTGCCTGCATGACTTGCATCGAAACCGGCGCTGTCGTTCATGACATCCCGCACGGGATCATCTTTTGCGCGGACCTGTTCGAGGTCGAAGGCGCGATCGTCGTGAGGGCCAACGGCCCGATCAAGGTCGGCGTCAACGCTTTTCCAGATGACGCGCTGCCGCTGCGTCTCGGGTCGCCGACACACGAACTGCATGACCGGCCCGGTAGTTTCTGGCGCCGGGATCTCGGCGTCTTTGTGGTGGCCAAAGCGCAAGTGGTGCGGTTATGACGCCGGAGGCGCAACCGTGAGCAGTATCGACACCGTTCTCGCTGAAGTTCGTGCGAAGCGTGTGCGGCAGATCGGCCACCACGGATATTCGTTCCGGCACGACGATGAGCACGATCGGGGCGAGCTGGCGATGGCAGCGATTCCGTACATCCAGGCGGCCTGGTGTCAACTCACGCCCGACGAGCTGCAGGTCTATTGGCCATGGGAGGGAGATTCGTTCAAGCCGGCGCCGACCGATACGAAGCGCGAGCTGCTGCTGAACGCCGCGGCGCTCCTGGTCGCTGAGATCGAGCGACTCGACCGGGCGGAGGTCAACGGATGACCGAGTTCAAGTTCGGCGCCATCAAGATCGATCCGGTTGCCTACGGCAGCCAGGGTTCTGCAGTACTCGGCATTCGCGATAGCGGCAAGACCTACACGGCGACCGAGCTCGCGGAAAGGCTGTTCGAGGCAGGCATTCCGTTCATCGCCTTTGATCCCATCGGCATCTGGCGATTCCTGCGCGTGCCCGGTCACGGCCGCGGTTATCCGGTCGTTGTCGCCGGCGGCCAGGCGGGAGATCTGCCGCTGACTGTAGCGAGCGCTCCGGAGTACGTCCGCGCGGCGATGCGCGACGGCGTCTCGCTGGTCATCGATCTCTTCGACATAAATCTGTCGAAAGCAGATTGGAAGCGCATCGTCATGCAATGCGTCCGAGTGCTGCTGCACGAGAACTCCAAGCATGGCCTACGCCACGTCTTCATCGAGGAGGCGGCTGAGTTCGCGCCGCAGCGCGTCGGGCCCGACCAAGGCCAGGTGTACGCCGAGATCGAGAAGCTCGCACGTATGGGCGGCAATTCTCGCTTGGGGTACACGCTCATCAACCAGCGCGCCGAGGAGGTCAACAAGGCCGTCCTCGAGTTATGCGACAACCTGTTCCTGCACCGACAGAAGGGCCGCAATTCGCTCACAGCGCTGTCCAAATGGCTGGACGTGGGCAACGTCAAGGACGGCAAGGAAATCATCGGCAGCCTCTCGACGCTGCCCACCGGCGAATGCTGGGCCTGGCTCGCCGGCACCGAGCGCCCGATCCTCATCAAGGTGCCGCAAAAGAACTCCTTGCATCCGGATCGCCGCCAGATGCGCGGCGATGGCGAGGTCAAGGCGAAGGCAGCGGTGGATGTCGGCTCTTTCGTGTCCACCATGCGCGCGTCGCTGGGCAAGATCGAGGAGGAGGCAAAGGCCAACGACCCGGCGACTCTCAAAAAACGCATAGCGGAGCTTGAGAAGGAAGCGGGCAGTCGTAAGTACAAACCTGTCAGCGAAGAAGCAATTCGAGGCCTTGAGGACAAGGCCTTCGAAAAAGGCTACAAGGCAGCCACCGCGGCGATCGCCGGCATCGTGAATGGCGTCGTGAAGGCCGGCAACGAATTCATGGTGCAGCTTCAGCGGCTCACCGCAGCAATCGACCGCAGCGATCCTGAACCGGCTTCGCGCCCGGCAGCGACACCGCCGCAACGGGAGCCGCCGATGATGGCAGCTGCGCGCAAGTCCAGCGGCCTGCACGTATCGAGCGAGCTCAACACCAAACTGAGTGCCGGCGCCCGGAAGATCCTGGGCGTGCTGTCGCAATTCCCGGAAGGCTGCGAGAAGGGCAAGCTCACGCTCCTTACCGGTTACCGATACAGCGGCGGCTTTCGCAACATGCTCTCGGAGCTGCGCACCAACGGCTGCATCGACGGGCCGAACGAGGGCGTCATGCGCATCACGCCCGAAGGCGAGACATACGGCCCGTTCCCGACGCTGCCCCAGGGTCAGGCGCTCATCGATTACTGGCTGAACCACCCGTCGTTTGGCAAAGCCGCGAAGGCAATCTTGGCCGAACTCGCCGGCGGCGATGAGCTGACGGCCGAGCAGCTCTCGAAAGCAACCGGCTACGAGTACTCGGGCGGGTTCAGAAACGCGCTCTCGGAGCTTCGAACCGCCGGGGTGCTTGTCGGCGCCAATACCGGCCGGATGCGGATCTCGCCGGAAATCGTACCGTGATCACTCATTTCAAAGGAGGAAGGACCATGCTCATTCTCACGCGCCGCGTCGGCGAGACGCTCATGATCGGAAACAACGTCCAGGTCACAGTCCTGGGGGTTAAGGGCAGCCAGGTGCGCATCGGCGTCACTGCACCAAAAGACGTCGTCGTCGACCGCGAGGAGGTCGCGGCGCGGAGAGCTGCCGAGCAGAGGCCTGCCGCATGAGCGCGGCCGAGGGACTTCGCGCGATCGAGCTCGGGCAGCTGCAGGTCTCGAACACCGGCAGCCAGGCCGAGCGCCGCAAGCACTTCGACAAGAACGCGATCGCCGAGCTCGCCGAGAGCATCAAAACGGTGGGACTGCTCTCACCCATCGTCGCGAGGCCGGTCAACGGCCACTTCGAGGTGGTCGCCGGCGAACGGCGGTTTCTGGCCGCGCAGAAGGCAGGCCTCACCGCAATCAATGTTTCGGTGCGTGCCCTCACCGACGAGCAGGTCCTCGAGATCCAGCTGATCGAGAACCTGCAGCGGGAAGGCCTGCACGAGCTCGCCGAGGCGGAAGGATACGAGGCACTTCACAAGCTCGGCCACTCGGCCGAGGAGATTGCCGACAAGGTCGGAAAGTCCAAAGCCTACATCTACGCGCGGATGAAGCTGATCGCGCTCAGCCCGAAGGCGCGCAAGGCTTTTTACGAGGACAAGATCAACGCATCGATCGCACTGCTGCTCGCGCGCATTCCAGTTGAAGCGCTGCAGGTAAGGGCGCTCGAGGACATCCTCGATCACAACAGTAATTATGCGAGCCCCCTATCCTTTCGCGAGGCCCAGGAAATCATCCAGCAGGAATACACCTGCCGCTTGGACGATGCGGGCTTCAAGACCGAGGATGAGACGCTGCTGCCGGCCGCCGGCGCCTGCGGCGCGTGCCCGAAGCGCACCGGCAACCAGCCGGAGCTGTTCGGCGACATCAAGCGTGCAGATGTATGCACAGACCCCGTCTGCTTTCGGGCGAAGCGTGACGCCGCGGCGGCGCGGCTGGCCGCCGAGGGCGCCAAGGTGATCCAGGGCAAGCCCGCCGAGAAGATCGTGAGCAATGATCGCGCGAAATACGATTCAGGGTTCGTCGAGCTTGAGAGTCGGCCGTACGAGGATCCGAAGAATCGGACCGCCGCGCAGCTGCTCGGCAAGGACTACGAGCCGACGCTGGTGCAGGATCCGGAAAGCGGCAAGGTCTTAAAGCTCGCCAAGAAGTCGGACGTAGCTGCGGCGCTGAAGAGCGCTGGTGTCAAGACGGGCGCCCCGTCGAACCCGCAGAGCGCGGCCGAGAAGAAAGCCAAGGCCGAGCGCGAGTTCCGTAAGGCTCTATTCGCCAGGGTGCGCGAGAGCTATCCGAAGGCCTTGGAGCGCGCCGATTGGAACGACCTGGTGACGGCAATGGTGCACGAAATGCAGCAGGAGACGGTCAAGCAGCTGTTTGCGCTGTGGGGCTGGGAGCCGGTGAAGGAGAAATACGGAAACGGTGACTATCGCGCGGCCGCGGCGGCCTACATCAAGAAGCTCTCCGGCACGGACATGTCGAAGCTCATGTTCGATTGCATCTTTGTGAGCGACCTGCAGGTGTCGACCTGGGGCGATCGGAAACCCGAGAAGCTCTTCGCGGCCGCCAAGCGCTTCAAGGTCAACGCCGAGCAGGTGCGCCGGAACTTGAACGCCGCGACGATCCCGAAAACCAAGAAGAAACCTAAGGGGAAGAAATGAGCACCTGCGGGAAATGTGGATCCATGGATTTCACGCCGGGCGGCAACTGCCGGCCGTGCAAAAAGGCTTCGAACGTTGCGTACAAGGCGAAGGCCGCGGGGGGGTAGCCGCGTGAAAGCCAAAACGAAGACCGCCTCGGTTTCTAAGTTTGCGCTCGCGCTCAAGCTTGAGATCCCGGCCGGCTTTGGTTTTACGGCCGAGGTCACGGAAGACGGTTTCCTGCAGATCCAGCAGGCGAACCAGGATGGAGATCTGACTGACACCCTGGTGCTCACCAAAGCCGAGGCGCGGCGGTTGTTCCAAGCATTTCAGAGCTGGACCGCATCGTGAATCGCGAGTGCATCGGGTGTGGCTGCACTGATAACGAGGCCTGCGACGGTGGCTGCTCCTGGGCGCTGGTACAAGGCGCGTTCGGCATTTGCTCGAACTGCGTCGAGTCTTTCGACAATCCGCAAACGCACCTCGAGGAGGCCGCGCAGGGTCGCGTGCCTCGGTGGGAAGATGACGATGATATGGATGGCAGCGGCCTGATTTTGCCGGGCGATCCGGAGTTCAATACAACGTTGAGGGGGTCACGATGACGACGGATGCAGAGATTGAACAGCAAATTCAGGATAAGCGCCTGACGGCACCGCGAGTCACCCCGGAACATATAGAGTCGGTGATCGTCGGCGAGTACTACTTCACCGCCGCTCAGGGCGCAAACACTCATGGACCGATTGAGCCCGCAGATCTCGCCTCGCTGCAATGCTTGACCATTTGCGTGCTGGTGCTCAAAAACGGCTTCACCGTATCGGGCGAGTCCGCCTGCGCATCGCCAGCTAATTTCGACTGGGAAATCGGAAAAGCGGTCGCGCTTCGAAATGCGATGAGCAAGATCTGGCCGCTTGAGGGCTATCTCTTAAAATCGAAGCTCAGCGCGTAACCGCACGCTCTGATGGCAATCTACCAATTTCGAGAATTCGACGGGATCAATCAGACGCCCGCGATCTGCCTGATCGCGCGCGCGTGGCCCGAGATGATCGCGCAGGGCATCGCGCCTAACGAGGGCATCTCATCTTGGGATCACCAGGCCATCGTCGCGTTCAGCGCAGAGCTGCCGGTTGGCGTCATCACCTACACGCACGAGAAATGGCGTCGCCTTGTGTGGGTTCATCTCGGGTATGTGATTCCCGAACTGCGTCGCCACGGTATCTATCGGATGCTCTGGGATCGCGTGATCAAGTCTGCGCAGAAGCTCGGAGCTGTTGAGATCCACGGCGGCACGCATGTCGATAACGTCGCGATGCTCGAATGCGTCAAGCGCTTGGGCCGGAGGCCGATTTCCATTACGACCCGATTCGTTGTGCCGCCGGCAAAGGCGGCCGCGAAATGACCGATTGGACCCGGGAAGCCATCGATCTCGCCATGATCAGAGAATTCAGCGTGCACGGCGTGCAGCTCGCGGGTTCCGTCTCGAGCGAGCAGCGCCGCGAACGCATCCGCGTCGAGATCTGGCGCAACAAGCGCCAGGTCGAGCCATTCTACGATTCTCAAATGACCTACGCAGAGGCCTATGCCAAGGCTTACGGGAAGTCGATTGAGTTGCGCGTAGCGCCGCGGGATCTCGCAGGCAGGCCGGCGATGCCCGTTGATCTCGATGAAGATGATGACGACGACCTTGGGGAATCACAATGAACGAAGTAGATCCACAGTGCGCCGTCTGTCTCGGCCCACTGCCAGGCATCAATGCCGACTGCCCGGTCTGTATGCCGAATATTGGGCAAGTTCCCGACGAGCAAACGCCAGTTGATAACGCCTATGTGGCCTTCCGGGAGACGGAGCCGTGCCGGCGCTGCGGTGAAGGCGAATCGTGGACAGTGAAGGGTCCAGACGGTTCGTGCATCGGGCAAAGCTGGGTTGGCGCCGACGCTGAGTGCAATGCCACGGAAACCGCACAAATGCTCAACGCCGCTTTCGAGCTTGGGCGCAAAGCAAAGCCGTGAGCGCCGGAACCTGCAAGTATTGTGGCGCATGGCTATGGCATCGGGCGCAGTGTTGGGACTGCGGAAAGAGCCAAGCGGGTTCGAATCCCGCCTCTGTGTTAACCGAGCAGAGATTAGCCGCTGGTAGCGGTACAGGGGTTTTGACAGTACCCCATCGGTTACTCCAATGAAAATCCAAGCCGTCGTCAGCCAAGAATGGGAATTGGATATTGACATGATGGCGAAATGCTTCGCCGAACTAGATGACGAGTCTCAGGCAGATTTCTTCATCAAGGTTGCCGCTTACGCGAAGGAACATTACAAGCGCGCCCCTGAGAATCAGTGGTGGTACATCGGCAGGCATTTGCGTACATGCACGTGCGCCACCGAAGACGCACGCGAGATGGTACGCACGCTAGCCGCTGCCGTGGACTCCGCATCAATCCAAGAGGCAGACGGCAATGGCAAGTAGTGGTTGGGGCGAAAGCGGGCCAGCGCGGGAGCTTAAAACGATAGACGATTGCGAGACAGATGAGGAAGTGCATGCGCTATGCGAGGCGCAGCAGGCGCGAATTAGCGAACTTGAGGCGATAGTCCGAATGGCCGACAGATTGCGAAGCTGTGCCGGCAACGTGCGCGCTTACACCAAAGACGGGGAATGGGTGTGCGAGGGATTCATGGAGCTCGGATCGGCGAACAAAGCCTATGACGGCGCTCGCTCGCTCCTAACTCATGCTGATGTCTCCGCTGAGTCATGAACGCCGAGACTGATCCAAAAATTTTGGCTGCTCAGCAAGGTTGCTCTCATTCGTTTATCCGCGGCGCTGCTGACACGGAGCACATCTGCGCGCGTTGCGGTGTTCCGAAGTCAGAATGGGAGAAGCGGCAGACCATTCCATACTACGGTGGGACGTGCACGAGCGTGATTCAGCCATGAAGTTCCGCGCGCTCCTCGGCGATCGCTTCCTCGAGGTCGAGGCCGAAACAGTCGAGGGCGCTCAGGAGCAGGCCTTCGCGAAGCTGGTGCGGGACCTGTCGCCAGCGGACTTCACGGCGTGGCCCACGGATGAGAACGATGAATGGGGCAAGGAGAGTGCGGCGTGAGCGGCTGCATGCACGGCACCTTCAAGGCCCGCGTCGACGTCCAATGCTTCGAGGATACCGGCGGCTTCATGGCGGACGTGCGAATCGAGTGCGCCCAGTGCGGGCGACCGATGCAGTTTTTAGGGCTGCCGCTCGGCGTCAATTTGGCCGGCGCGACGATGTCGGCGGACGGTCAGGAGGCGAGGCTGGCGATCGCGCCGGTTGGTCGCGTGCTGCATCCGTTGGAGGGCGTCAGGGGCTTTGGGGTCAAGTTGTCGTGATGGTCGACGCGCACCTGGCATTCGTGCTTCCTGATTTGCTGATAATGGACCAGCTGCTCAAGCTGTCGGGCGCATACCCGCACCGCCAAGGCAGCGTCTATTTCCTGTGGCGCGGCGATGAGTTGCTATATATCGGACAAACCAAGGGTCTGCAGAATCGCATCGAGGAGCATTGGTACGCGGAGCGCATTCCGTTTGACGCCTGGTCGTGCATTGCTTGCCCAGACGTTGGGCGTGACGACATGACGCTGCTATATCGCGAAGAACTTGAGCAAGCCTATATCCGGCGGTACCGGCCGCCGTACAACCGCAAATGATAAGCGCGATCCTCACCGTCGAAGACGCGGCCAAGCTGTTGAAGGTGAAGCCGAAAACGGTTCGGGCGCTGGCGGCCGGCGGCGTCATCCCCGCCGTGAAGGTTGGCAAGCCGTGGCGTTTCGATGAAACTCTGCTTCGGGAATGGCTCGCGGCCAGGTCAAGGGAGAACGTAAAGCAATGCCTGTCCACAAACGTCCCGACTCCGAACATTGGCAAATACGGTTCAAAATCGCTGGCCGCACGGTTAGACGCTCATCTGGCACAGCAGACCGAACCGCCGCCGAGGAGCACGAAGAGAAACTTCGCCGTGCTCTCTGGCGGCAAATCAAACTAGGCGAGAAGCACTACACCTGGGAACAGGCAGTCGAGCGCTACACGGCCGAGAACTCGCACCTTCGCAGCTGGGAGCGATCGCAGCGCTCGATCGATTGGTTTAATCGCTTACTCGCTGGCGCGCCCCTCGCGGAGATCGACGCCGACAACATCGCCAGGCTTCGGACTATCCGTCGACGCCAGGTCGGGGCCTCAAGCGTCAACCGAGATTTCTCCGAGCTGCGTACGATCCTGAATCGTGCGGCACGCGACTGGAAGATGCTCGATGCGGCGCCCAAGGTTCCCATGTACAGGCTGGACAAGGTCGAACCACGGTGGGAGCCGCGCGATCGGATCCACGAGTTGCTCGGCAAGCTCCCCGGTCATTCGCGCGACATGGCGATCGTCGCCTGCGCAACCGGCATGCGAAAGTCGGAGGTTTCGGGCCTGAAGCGCGCGCACGTGGACCTGAAGCGCGCGACCGCCTTCGTGCCGGCTAGCAACGCGAAGGCGAACAATTCCCGCGTCGTGCCGCTCAACTCCGATGCGATCGCGGTGCTCACCAAATGGATCGAGGCGGACAAGCATCACGCTGAGTACGTGTTCAGCTTCCGCCGACGCGCGCCGATCAAGCAGATCTCAACCAAGGTCTGGCGCCGCGCGCGCACCGCGGCGGGACTGCCGGGCTTTCGGTTCCACGACCTACGCCACACATGGGCATCGTGGCAGGTTCAAGCCGAGACGCCGCTCAAGCACCTGCAGGAGCTCGGCGGCTGGGCGACGATGGAGATGGTGATGCGCTATGCACACCTCGCGCCCGGGCACCTTGCACAATACGCGGAGAGGTCGGCGCTGGGGCCCGCGCCTGGTGAGGTGAGCACGAAAAGTGACACGGTCGAGGAGACGCCGAAAATGGCGCGGCTAAGTGCTTGAATTGGTGGTGAAGGAGGGAATCGAACCCTCGACCCCGGCGTTATGAATGCCGTGCTCTAACCGTCTGAGCTACTTCACCACAGCGAGCCGCGGATTGTGTGCAGCGAGCCCGTCCCTGTCAAGACAAA